TTGTTGCCTTAGTAGGCATATACTACAAGGCATTAATAGTATATAAACCTTTGCATACCTGAATTGGTAATAAATGATTAATCATGACAAATACAAATTACCTTATAATACTTCCGCAATTTGAAAATTATTTTGCCAGTTAATGATATAAGTTTAGAAAATCTAACCTAATTAAAAATCCAAAAAAGTTTAGAATGTTTGCCTAAAAGATACTACCGACAGGCTAAAAAATTTTCAAATGTTTGCCTAAAAGATACTACAAACTTCCTAAAAATTTTCAGCTCAAAAACGATGTCAGTAGGTTCATGCATATAAACTTGTCGGTCGATGCTAACATTTAAAAAAAATTAAATGAGTAACCCTGATAGGTTAATCTTATGCTCAACAGTAGAAAAATATTCAAATAGTTGCACATCGTTGTTTGCTATGTTTTTAGCTATACCAGTTACAATACAGTCAGATACATGCATATGCACTACACTGTAATGACTGTTACCTATCCTTATACCTAATTGTCTAATCATGTTATACCTCATACACTACTACTACTCATTAGTATATATACCTGTTGGTCGACCAACAAGTTTATATACCCTAAGACCCTGGCCCAAAGATCTTTCGATAGTTAAAACAGTCAAAAAAAAGAGGATTAGTTGATTGTTACATCAACTAAATTCAAATCGAATACTTCCAAAAAGAATTCACCCAGTTCTAACATTCCGATTGTATCGCACTCTTTTAGTTCATTTTGTGCATATGCTTGAACTGACATTCCACGAATAGCGGCATTGTAACGTACATCGAGATGATGTTTAACGTTACATGCGTCAATGTCATGCAGTTCTGCATACTCAACATCATCTACTACTGCATAGTTAGGAACGTCTTTTGATTCTTCAACTTTATCAGCTTTAAAGTTGGTGTTCAGTGTCTCAAAGGTAAATCCATTCTTTGCATTTTCATCGTACATAATTAATTATTCCTTTTCTGTTTATTGCCTTAGTAGGCATATACTACAAGGCATTAATAGTATATATACTTAACGACCGACCACAAAACTTAAATACTCAAACATTCAAAAAAAATTATAGATGTTTAAGGACATCGAAACTTAACGTCGCCTGTGCCGTTGCAATATGGTTTAATGCCATTTTGTAATCGTTATTATTTGTACATTTGATAGCTCGCTTTAACTCATTAGTAACCTTTTGTTTAGGTGGTACATAATCGTTGCCATACTCATCTATATAATGCCTTTTTGCACTAAATGCAGTTATCCCATACTCAAATAAATCATTAAGATATATACGTTGGGTAGTAAAATATTTACCATCTTTATATATATCTACACTTATAAAAGTATCGTCATCCGTATCACCCTGCCTAACATCAATATCAGTATCTATTATTAAATTGCTCATAATTATTCACTTCCTTTAGTGTTGTGTTGTGCCTTCTTAGGCATACACTAGTAGGCTTTAAAGGTATATATACTTATCGTAACACAAAATTTTAGACCGTCCACGGATCAAACTGGCCAGGAAAGTTTATACAGTTAGACATTCAAAAAAAAATTAAGCTATAATTGGGAACTTACTAGAATGAGTAAGCCCAGTAGCTTCTTCAAAAGTTTCGATAGTTACATCGTTTGGTCTATATTCTGCAAATGCCCAAATAACTTTATAATGTTTTGTATTCTGGTTAATATGCTTCATGCCAATGTATTGCACGTATTCGGTATTCCCACACTTTGAACATGTTATTTCAAAGTCTATGGTATCTTTAATCTCTTCCCATTCATCTTCTGAAAAATCTTCTTTAAGTATTGACTGGTCGCGAATTGGCTTAACATATCTGTTACAATGTTTGCAAACAATTCTAGACTGTTTCATATTAGCTTCGACTGATAGCGTTTTTATGCTTGTCTGATAATCGTTATTCCCTTTCAAAGTCACTGTTTCAATTTTTACCATGTTAAATCACTACCTTATAGTATATCAGGATAGTATATAAACCTATTGCTCAACATTGTAAAGTCAATATATGAGGTGACTGTTAAAAAATTTTGTCTCCAGAAATAAACATTCTAAAAGTCTTTAAACCCCCCTCTTTCTAATATAATTTACAAAGAAAAAATTTAGGGTGTCGTAGTTGCCATACACATTTTGCCGTAACTTCCGAAACCTTTATATACTATAACTGACATACCGGCACATATATATACCAGAGGTAAAAAATTATGTCACTTCCAAACGGAGGAAGCGGTGGTGACAATCATATCGACCGACGTAAACCGTCAAGCCATAATGTAGGGAAGGTGTCGAAAGCCATGTTCGCTGAAGAGGCTGAGGAAATAGGTAATCAACCAGAGTGGATACACGAAGGATTGATACTTCACCAAGATAATAAGACGGATGAGGCCGCTAGGCAGTGTGCTGCATGCGGTGGATATGTTTGCACAGACTGCGGAACTCGATATACTAATCAAGTAGGGGCATCCCTAATTGCATGTAATGAATGCGGCGGGCTGGACATTGAGCCAGTGCGCTGCGAAGAGATAGCTGTGCCGGGCTATATGACCTGTGCCGGACACGGCGGCGGATTTAAACAGTCCCCGGCCCATCGAGCAGCAAGACTGCGCGCTACAATAACAAACGGCAGCTCATTCAACCAAATACTATATTGTCCTTGCAACATGTTTAAAGATAGTTGCAATTACCAGAACATGTATTTTGACGATGACGGCGAAAGTCGTTGCTATCTTGAAAAAGAATTGTACGATCAAATAATCGAATATATATCTACTAGCTATGAACTTGACGGCGCCGCCGACATGATAGTTCTAAACAGACTTGCTATGGCAATGCTTCGACTCAAACGGGCCGAGAAGCTAGTGGCCAAGAACGGCGAAATTGTCGAACGACGTAGAGGCGCCCCTGACGGGAGTATTGAGACATGGTTCGAACCTAACAGCGCCGGCAGTGTTGTAGACAAACTGGACAGTAAACTACTGTCCTGGTTGAAGAGTTTGAACGTCACACGTCAGGCACGCATGGTTCAACAGAATACAGATAATCTCGCCAATGTCAATGACATAGCAGCTCTCCTAAGCGGAGATACTGATGGCGAAATTACAATAGCACTGCCTTCTTCACATGATGAGCCGGAGGACTGAGATGCTAATAGATATATTGAATCAAATAAGAGGTATGAACCCAGGTGCTAACACGGCCCTGGTAGTCCCTGACCGTTTCGAACAGAAAATAATAATAGATAGTATCGGTGAATTGATACATGATAAGGCATGCTGTCAACACAATACTATCACATTTAATGGTGGCAAACAATCACTTCATGTCGTCACCGCTGAATCAGATAGCCCTCTCTATGATGTGGCTTGGATTGCAGCAAACGCAGATATACAGAAATCTATAGCTCGCGTTGAAATTTATTTGGAGGATTAAAATGGTAAAGAATTGCTTAGTCAGCGAAACTCAGAAGTTCGCTAGAACATTTGGATTAGATATTCCAAGCGATCAGGCACATATGCTTGATGGATTTATTAAAGGGACAACCCCCTTACTTGCATATACTAATATAAGACAGTCGGGCAAGACGACATTAGGAAAGATGGCGGCATTGTATCATGCGATGAAGGTACCTGGCACAATAGTAGGTGTCAAAGGGTTTAAGATGATGCATACCCACAATATACTTAGATTTATACGTGAGGGAATTCCAGATGAGTTTGTTGACTTTGCAGACCGAGATAGAATCATCCTAATCAATGGGTCTATTATCATGGCTGCTAATGAGAATTCAGTTCAAGATATAGCAATCAATGACGAGGCACCAATGTGTGATGAGATGATTTTCGGTAGAAAGAAAACATTTGCATATGGCTCATGGGGTACTCGTGACTCAGCCAGAGATAGATTTAGACAATTCACATTGAGAGCAGACGTGGAATTCGTTGCGATGGATGACTATGTAAATTCACATAATGTTATTATTCCTGAGGACGGTCTTGCACGCGAGACAGGTTCGTATTATATTGATGGACAACTTGTCCATGATTTAGTATTCAGAGGTACTGACGAAGACCTTACAGTCAGATGGACAGAAGAAGAATTTAGAGAAACATTCTTCCCAGATCATTCAATTATAGGAGTACCAGAGACAACAGGCGTGGATTATACACACGAAGTTACATCAGGTACAGTTATTATTACAGATGGAACAACAACAGGAGATGAAGTATTTGTCGGAGACGATTGGGCCAGACAATATTACATCGACAACGATTAATGGTCGTAGATGTATACTTCGAAATTGTAATTATTGTGGCATCGAATATTATGCTAGATTAGACTCATTAAAAGCTGGTAAAGGAATCTATTGTTCAAAAGAATGCTCAAGACAAATGAAAAAAGTACATACTCCGCAAAAAGATTTTGTACTTTTTTCATTTATTGATATGACTTCTATTTACTATGATGGTGATAGATACTTTATATTTGTAAATGGAAAGTATAAATATCCTACTAGAAGATATGGTACAATTAAGAAGTGTGAATTCTGTAACGATATATTCTTTGCACTTAATGATGTTGCAGATTGCTGTTCAGCAAAATGCGCTGCTAAAAATAGATTTAAGAATCATACTATATCTGATAACGTTTATCTTCCTGATGTAATTCGTAAGATAGCAATGTATACTGAGTGGCGTAACGCAGTTTACGCTCGAGATAATTATACATGTCAATTATGTGGAGATGCCACTGGTGGAAATTTAAATGCCCATCATATTGATAGATTTATAGATATTATTATGAGAAATCATATTACAAATTTACAAGAAGCTAGAGAATGTAAAGAGTTATGGGATATATCGAATGGTATAGCATTATGTGATATATGTCATAGGAAGGTGCACAGCAATGCAACCAAATGAAATTAAAGTAAAAGATTTACGTAATGATCCAGTTCTATTTGCCGAGATAATTCTGGGTATCCAATTGCACGAGGGTCAGAAAAAAATTTTAGCATGCAAAGATAGATTTATTGCGGTTAGAGCGGCTAGACGTTTCGGTAAATCATTTGTGTTTTCAGCATACGCAGCTTGGTATGCGGCAACACATCCAAATAGTAAAATTGTATGTATATCAAAATCACAACGTCAGAGTTCATTAATGTTTGAGACTATCAGTGGACTTATAAACGCATCTCAACTATCTAGTTCTATTACTAGATCGACACAAACACAATTAGAATTTAGTAATGGCTCTAAAATTTTATCACTCCCAGGATCAAATCCAGATTCGATTCGTGGGTTTACTATTAATTTAATATTGATAGATGAAGCTGCTTTCGTACCAGAAGAATTGTTCCACGTAATATACCCATCTATAACAAGCGTTAAGGGAACCGTGGTACTCATTAGCACACCTGGCCTGTCAAGTGGAGAATTCTACAGAGCGTGTCAGCCTGAGAGCGAATATACTCACATGCATTTAACTCACAAAGATGCTGTATTCGAAGACGGCACTCCTCTAGTAGATCCAGCGGAACTTGAAAGAGAAATCCAAAGGAATGGTGGAGAAGATAGCCCGGCGTATCGACAGGAATATCTTGCAGAGTTTACCGATAGTGATGGAGCATTCTTTAGACTTGATGCTATACAGTCTGCAGTAGCATACGATTACGAAGCATTAACAATTGGTAATCCAGAGCGTAAATACGCCATTGGGTTAGATGTTGGTATGGTTCGGGACTTTACTGTATCGTCTGTAATTGATTATACTGATCCAGAAAATATGCGTATTGTTGAATATCAAAGATATACGAATTGTACAGAAGATGAAATAGCATTTAAAGTTGGAGATCAAGCATCAAGGTTTAATGTCACTAAAATACTTGTGGATGACGGTCAGGCCGGAAAGGGTGTTATACGAGAAATACGTTCGTTGTATCCTAAATATCGTGTTGAGGCATTTAATTTTAATAGAAAAACAAAACCTGCATTAATGACTAAGATGTCTACTGTATTAAATAAAAAACAACTTAGTATTCCGCCGGATGATGATGTATTAAGAGAACTTGCATCTTTGGTATACAAAGAAAATCCAGAAACACATTATATGAGAATTGCAGCTGCTGGTAATGGGCATGACGATATTTGTATGTCTTTTGCATTAGCAATTGAAGCTGCAGGCGTATCATATGGCTCAGGTAGTATTGGTATTGCAACTAAAAGAAAACGTATCGGTTTCGATGACAGACGCGGAGCATATCATCCACGGAAGAATAGGGTTGCATTAGTATGAAAAAATGTGTAGTATGTCAGATAGAGAAACCTCTATCTGAATATTATTTTAATAAATCGCATAATGGGTATATTGGTACATGTAAATCGTGCTCTAGAAAGAAATGGAGCAAGAAACAATTAGACCAAATATTACTTAAATGGGGTTTTAAATTATGTCGTGTATGTGGCGTAATAAAACCTCTTCGAGAATTTTCAAAACATTCTGCGCGAAGCACAGGCGCTTCGTATGATTGTTTAGAGTGTGAGAGTATTAGACATCAATCATATTATATAGATAATAAAGAAAAGATACTAGATTATAATAAAAATTGGAGAGCTGAAAATCCGGATAAGTATAAGATTATTCAGGCAAAATCTGATTTGAAAAAACATGCGCGCCGTAAATCATGGGGAGTTAATCCATTGAATGAATATTTTGATGGTGCGGAATTTCATCATCTCCATTTATTTGGCGATACTAGTATAGGTATTTGGATACCAAAAGAGTTACATAAATCTATACCACATTCATCTACAACATGGCATGGTATGGAAGAAATTAATGATAAGGCGATTAAATTTTTAAACGGAGAGATTAAATGAAAGGTAGAAAAGGTATTTCAGCAGGAAGCAGCTCACACAAAGTGGAACCAAAGAAGTTATCAAGGCTCGCAGCGCCTAAACCAAAGGAGGTAGAACTTTTAACTCCAGAGGCAGTTGAGACTTCCGAACCAACATTTGCTAGAATAAAAGAAGCAGTAGTTTCATTAGCCGGTCAGATTAAAGGCGCCGGAAAGAAGAAGTCAGATTCAGCAGGAAAACTTACAGGTACTGTAAATCTGATGAAGGACAGTACAAAGGAATATATGTATCTTGTTAATGGACACGTCCATCGTGCTATCAATGAATCAACTAATGGTATTATAAGAAACGGATATACTATTACTCCGGAAAAAGCAAGCGACCAGAAAGCAATCGATCAGTTAATGGAGAATGTCTCTTTTGATACATTACTGCACAACTTTGTACTAGATGCTTATGTCTATGGTGCATCATATCTTGAGCCATTTGACGGGCCGGATGGATTATGTCTTGCAGAGATTCCTCCAGCAGAAATGGATTTCCAGAGAGACTCAGAAAATAACATTATGTATGATAAGGATGGATTCCTTGTAGGATATGTTCAGACAAGAGGAAGTGAAGAAGTTGCTAAGTGGGATGCAAATGAAATTGGTATGCTTAAGTTCCTGAGCCTTGGCGGTTCAGATGTAGGTATCTCTTCAATTCAAGCAGCAATGCAGCCAGCTACACAAGCAGGTCTTATTAGAAGTACCAGCGCGGAAGCATTCTCACGTTCACTTAACGTAATGCATGTATCTATTGACGGTGCCTCTGCAGATGATATTCTTCTTGTCTCTGACGAACTTAGCCAGAACTTTACATCTGAATCTGCATATGTAACATCTGAGAGATATAATATCAAGTCCCTTGGTAATGCAACATCGTCAATCAATGTGGCTTCTTATCTTGAACCAAACATAGCAGAAATCGCTGCAGCATATAGTATGCCTATTGAACTTGTCAGTGCGACAGCTACATTCCGTATTGATGATTTCGAACCAAGATATAATGAGTGGCTGCAGAGTTTGAAGGTAAAGCAGAAGATTGTAGCAGATGTATTTGAGAAGCAAATTTTCCCAACATTCTGTGAAGGAAAGGTCACAATGAAGTTCAATGACCCAGAACCATTAAGCAAGAGCACATTACTTAATAACATTGGATTTGCAACGCAGTCAGATGTATTCACACCAGAGATTGCAAAGAATGCACTTATCCAATCAGAAGTTTTCCCATCAGAAATATTTGAGGAATAAGAATGAAGATTACTGAACTACCTAACTTTTGGAGAGTATCCTTAATGGATTACTCTTCTCTCACCAATTTTAAAGCTGTACAAGTTGACGGCTTTCAGGTGACGGTAGGACAACCTTTGGAGGGCGGATCATATGTCGCAGTATTTTGTTTGCTACCAAAGGATAGATTCAAAACACGCCAGAGTGTAGAAATACAAGCATTTTACATTAAACGATTATACGAAACTAAAAAGGAAGATTATTAGTCGCGCACCTCAATATATCGATTTATTTCGGATTTGGGGCAAATATGTGCTCCAATCACCGAAAGATTTATATACTATAGGTTACATAGCACAAGATATATATAGTAGAGAGGATGCCCATGGCAAATCCAATTTATAGACGAGGAATTCGTCTTTCACTAGACCAACGTCCTTACATAGAATAAGGGTATTAATATGATATCAAATGATGAAATAATAATGGGAATTCAGTTCTCTTCATATGAGGAGAAAGACGGCCTTTTATATTTCTCAGGTGCAGCATTAGAAGAAGGTGTCTGGACAGACGCAAACGGCAATACAGCGTATTATCCACGAGAGGTTATACGTGCCGCTGCTAAAGCATTTGAAGGTGTTGACATTTTATGTGAACATAAACTTGGTACTGTCGGTACTATATTAAGTACTGCCGAAACAGAACTTGGGTTCATGGTTACTAAAGGTGTATTAAGACACCCAGCGTCAATTGAAGCTGTTAAGTCAGGCGAGAAGCGTGGATTAAGTATTGGCGCACTTGTAAGGCTTGATGTAGTTAGACGTGTTGCTACAGAGATCTTTTCCCCGAAGGAAATCAGTTTAGTACGTAATCCTGCTTGCAGGACTTGCATGCTTGACAAGGATTTCAAAGAAGGAGAAACTAGCATGTCCGAGAATATAATTGAGAACCCTGAAGTTGATTGCGAACAATACAGCGATGATGCAGAGAAATACGATGCATGCCAGAAGTTTGTTGCAGCTATTGAATCTTTCAGGAAGGCTCAAGAGGAGTGGAATTCTTTATTTGAAAAGGGTGAAACAGAAATGAGCACAAAAGAGAATATTGAAGTTACCGAAGAGCCTGAGGTTACAGAAATCGCAGCATCATCAGAGGTAGCAGAAGTCGAAGTTGAAGTAGAAATCGAAGCATCTACTGAGGAAGTTGTAGAGGAAACCGTTGAAGAGGTTGAGGCTGCATCAGAAGAGATTGTTGAAGACGTTGAAGTCGAAGCATCAACAGAGGAAGTAACTGAAGAGGTCGAAGAAGTTGAGGCATCTACTGAGGAAGTAGAAGTCGAGGAGACAGAGGTCGAAGCATCTACAGAAGAAGTTGTAGAAGAGGTTGCAGAGGAAGTTGAAGTTGAAGCATCAGCAGAGACAGTTGAAGAAGTAGAAGTCGAAGCTTCAAGCCACGACGACGCAATCGCTGAGCTTAAGGGTCTTATTGACGACGCAAATGCAAAGATTGAAGCATTACAGGTTGAGAAGGCCGCATTAAGCGCTGAAGTATCTGTACTTAAGGCAGAGAACGAAACAATGATTAACGCGGAGCATGACAGACTCTTAGGAGTAGCAATGTCAGCAGATCCAAATGCAGATCAGGAATTCCTGGCTGATATGGGAATAGCACAACTCGGTGCATACATCGAGACAGTTGAGAGACTTAAGACTCCAACAGTTGGTGCAAAGCGCAAATCCGTAAAGAAAGAATCTACAGTTGAACTTTCAGCTCCAGAAGTTGATATGACACTTTCTGAGACAAAGAAAGAGTTAACTGGCAGAGACGCTACTAAAGCATTTATTGACTTTATGAGCAAATCACAATAAACATTTATTAAACAACATTAACCGAATTGGAGAGAATTTATATGAGTTCAATTGAAGATTTACAGAACATGACCCTTGCTGATGGTGACGAAATTTCACACGATGACGTTACAGCACGTATTCCAGAAGTATGGGGAGCAGAGATCGAGAAGGCAGCAGAAGCCGTTAGAGTATTCAGAAACTTCGTTACAGTCAATACTGACCTTGTAGGAAAGCCTGGTTCTACTATCAAACTGCCTAAGAGAGCATACATCGACTACACTACATACAGTGCACAGGACATTGCAAATGACCTTACTGATGTACCAATCAACACTGAACTGTCTTTCGACACAGTAACAATCGAGCCAACAGAGGTCGGTATGGCAACATCCGTCACAAAACAGGCAATCGATGAAGTTATGATTTCAATGCTTGACAACCTTAAGATGCAGCTCGCAGAAGGAATTGCAATCAAGGAAGACCAGGACATTGTCGCAGCTATCACAGCAGCATCAGACACAGACCCAATCACTGTCCTCGAAGCAGACGCATCAGCAACTACATATGTAGCAGCAGATTATGACGTCGCATACGCAGGAGCAGACATCGCTGGAGTCGCTGTAACTGATGTACTTGACATGCCACTCATCGCAGAAGGTATGGTCACAATGCAGGAAGCAGGATTCAAGGCAGACACACTCTTTGTCCACCCAAGACAGACAGCTTCACTTCTGAAAGATGACATGTTCATCGATGCAAGTAAGGCTGGTGCAACTCAGTTCAGAGAGAACGGTGTAATCACAAGACTCTACGGAATTGACATTGTTGAATCCCTCCACGTACCAAGCGTAGGAATTGGAACAGCACAGACAGGATACCTCGCAATCCTCATCGACAAGTCTGCTGCAGCAGCACTCGCTGTTAAGAGACCTGTCACAATCGAAACTGAATACAAGCCACAGCAAAGAAAGCACTACATCTATGCTACTACAATGTACAAGGCAGCTAGACTCAACTCTGGTGCTATTGTAGGACTTGTAACTGGTGTTGGCGCATAAGCCTAACACCTTTTTTTTTAATTTTTTTTTTCGATTTTTACAGGTGATAGCCTATGGATAGCGACGGTACTACCCGTGATCTTATTATCAGGTTGGACGAACGAGTGAAAAGTTTACACAACATGTTTGACACCAGTTTTAAAGAGATAGCAAGAGAAATGGGGGAGATTAAAACTGAGGTCAGAGAAACCGACGCATCTATTCGCAGAGAGTTTAAGAACAATCTAGCGGATGTGAATGGCCGTTTATCAGTCGTGGAGCGCGACATTGGTAAACTAAAGACCGAAGACGCTAAACATACAGGAAACCGCGAAATCTACTCTTGGATTGTCGCACTTATATGTATGATCGTAGCAATTATAGCAATATTTATTTAATTACATTTATCTACCATTTAAACATATGAAAGGCTATGATGGTTGCCTCCGCCTAGCCTTCAGTGTGTACCCTTAGCTCAGTTAGAAGAGCGTCCGGCTTGCACCCGGAAGGCCGTGGATGCAAATTCCACAGGGCACATTCAATAAAATTATATCTATCGCAGGAAAGATTACATGGATTTAATCAATAAAGCAATTAAGTTCTTATACGAACTAATGCCCCGTCAGACCACACAGATTGATGTAACATCTAAAGAATTAGATGCATTGATTAAAGAAACAATAGATATTAAAGTTGATTATGAGCGTGAAGATGCAAGTTATATGCTTGTCAATCTTGAGTTCTTAGAAAAATTTGTGAGCGCAAGTTATGTGCCAGAAATGAAATACGAAAAGGAAGTTTTTGATTGCGATGGATTTTCCGTTGTAATGAAAGCTAACTTTGCAATGCTACGGCAAGGTCATGCGCTTGGTAGAGTGAAAGTAGACAGAAAACCTGGCGAACGCGGCGGAATGCATTCTCTGAATCTTTTCGTAGGAGAAGATTCTGTCGTGTACCTACTTGAGCCGCAGACTGGAAAATATTTCCTTCCTCCAGAGGATTGGGAATATCATAAAGTTATAATTTGAGGTATTATGAAAGTATGTAGTAGATGTAATAGAGAGTTAGATGAATCGATGTTTCATAAAGACCGAACTCATAAAGATGGACTACGTACTCAATGTAAAGATTGTAGACGAGAGCTTGATAAAAAATTTAGAGATGATAATCCTGATAAATGTAAAGCGTGGAATAAATCTTATTATGAAAATAATAAAGATAAACGTAAATTATATTTAGAAGAAAATGCAGATAAAATAAAATTACAAATGCATGAATATTATAAATCTTATTATGCGGAACACAAGGATGATATACGCGCAAGAGTTGCTGCATATAGAAAAACAGATGCTGGCAAATTAGTTAAATCTCGCGATGCTCATAAACGCCGTGGTTATGGATTCGATCCATTGAATACACGATTTGATAATTCAGAATTTCATCACTTACATTTAAATAATGATTTAAATATCGGAATTTTTATTCCAAAAGAATTACATAATTTAATATTTCATAATAGTATTACTGGACAAGGTATGGATGAAATTAATGTAGTAGCATTACTATATCTTGCATCAGAACATTACACGGAGGCAAAGAAGTGTTACCTAGAATCGCAGGTGGAGTCGCAGAACTCCAAGCAATGATTAAACTTACAGAAATGCATTTTGCTGTAAGTCAACCGGTTATCGATACATTACCATATGATTTAATAGTTGATTGGAATGGAAAATTAAATAGAATCCAAGTAAAATCTACTAGTACAAAATCAGAAGGGCGTAGATATAAACTTGAAGCTGTTAATGGTTGCGATAGAACACCATATGAACAAGGTTCAATTGATTATATGTTATGTTATGTATCTCCAGAGGACGCTTGGTATGTTATACCTCACGCTGCAGTTGACGCAAAGAAAATTACACTATATCCACACATTGATAACTCAACAGGTAAATATGAGTGTTATCGAGAGCAGTGGGTACTCTTAAAATAGTTGCGGCACAACCTTTATATACTAGCAGCAACATAGAGAAACATATATATAGTAGAAGTAGTTCCCATAGCATAATTGGTAGTGCACTCGACTGTTAATCGAGCGGTTAAAGGTTCGAACCCTTTTGGGAGCGTATATTTCGGAGGCAATTAAATGAAAGTATTCGTAGATCATGATAATGGTATGGCAGATGCGACCGTTGAAGAAATCAGCAAGACATATGAAGTCGTTGATTCTATCGAGGAAGCAGATGTCGTTATAGCGTTCAAACATCCTTTAGTAGTAAAGGAGTACAAACTTACAGACAGTCAGAAGTTAGTTTATGTGTGCCCAATTGATGCGGCTCCACTAGACAAGAACATTGCAGAACTTAAGGCAGATATCTTTGTGCCTATGACAGAGTTTGGAAAGAAGGTACTTGAACAAGCAGGTATTGAAAATATCTCAGAACCAATTCCATTCTCATATGATCCAGAAATATTTAAACCATTTAATGCTGAAGAAATGGAGGAGTATGTGGATGAATTCGAACTCGATGACGCAGTAGTCATCGGATATTCCGGCCCACAAGATATCAGGACAAATTTAATGCCCCTGTTATTTGGGTTCAAAGAGTTCGTAGATAAAGACTTAGTTGAGAATCCAGTTCTTATGTTGAACACGCAAATGGAATCTCCACAAGCTGATTTCCCACTTATCCCTCTGGTAGCAAATATGGACATTGGCGATAAAGTCATGTTGGTTGGTGGACCTGGCAGTTCAGATATATTCAATGCTATGGATATCTTTGTAACAACTAATAGGTCAGACATGTTTAACATTGCAGCAATGAGAGCAATGGCATGTGGGGTTCCATGCGTAGCTACAAATTACGGTGGTCAAATTGAACTAATCCAAGACTCAGGTATTATGATACCAGTTGAAGGATTAGAAGAAATGAATAATGGCACAGCATGGGCAATAGTCAGCAAAGAAGGAGTTACTTCTGGAATTGAAATGGCCCTCAAACAGAGAGGCGAACTCAGCGAGAAAGCTCTTGAATATGCAAAGAACTATACTCATGAAGTAGTGCAACCAAAATGGACAAAATTATTAGGAGAATTATAAATGGATCCAGCAACAATTACATTAGCAGCTACAACAGTAGCAGGTATTATTTGGGCAGTCATTGAGCGTAGAGCTAAGAACATATCAAAGAAAGAGTTAGGACAGCTCGAAGACCAATTACTCGATGCCGCGCCAGATGGTTATACTAAGGATGAGATATTTGACTTTATTAAGAGCGTAGTTAAATACTCAAGAGACACAGAAGACGAAACTGAGGAAGAGTAAATACATGAGCGCAGTCATACTATTGCCGGATGTACCTGATGGTATGACCGAGGCTAAAATTTATACATGGGATGGAGCAACTGAAACATTAGTTGATACAATCCCAGCATATGAAATTGATTGGCAAGATGAAGACGTAGATGTCTCTCTTACCATTAGAGTTTCATTTACCGATGGTGTCGATGAGACAGATAAAGAAGACGTCGATACATTCGAGCAGAGACTTATTTCACATATGCGTAATGTAGAAAATATTGCATCGACTGAGATATCAGATGCAAGAATTGATGCCTTGCTTCCGGTAGCAAAAGATGAACTTATGCTTGATATCTGTATTCGTGTATATAGCGAGCAACTTAACTGGATTCAAGACGCATATTATAAACTTCCTAATAGATTCATATTTGACCAGAACTGTTCAGGCGCAGTATCAAAATATGACATTGATATTTACACAATGGAAATTCCAACATATGAATTTACAGAACAAGTTGAAAAAGTTCCATTGGTAATTAATACATCACAAAGATACTTAGAATTTGACGCACAGCTATCTACATCAGAAGCACTGTATCTTAATTATTATTATACAGGTCGTGAAGTTAAAGCATCACATTTATATCTGTTGTTAGGGGCTAAAATCGCTGCACTGCATTACGCAGACCAACTTAACGCACTCTCAACATCTACAAGCGGCGATTCAATAGAAATAGGAGATATCAAGGTATCATCTGGTGCCACATCTGGAACCTACGCAAAAACCAAAGATGTAGCGGTTAAAGCAAATGCTCGCTACCAGAAATTAGTTGCCAATTTTAAGAAAGGATTCTACAGGGTGAGGTGATTAAATGATACAGGATATGACTGCGGCGATTCTTGCTATTAGTAAGGAACTAAATCTCGTCTCAGCGGCTTCTACGGAGGCTATAGATGCCCGTGGCAATCCCGTTAGAAGCTCCCCGACCCTAACACCCTTCCAAGGATCATTACAGCCTATGAGCAATAAAGACTTAGTTCATATGCCTGTAGGATACGATATAAGTGGAAAGTGGAAACTATATGTACCAATATCTGAAATTATATTAACACATCACGATGTTATTACTTCAGGTAGTAAAAGAATGATTGTTACTCAAGTAGAAAATTGGTCAGACGAAGGTGCATATATGAAATATGTACTGGAGGAAGTAAGCGTTGGCACAAGATAATGTTAAAAAGTTTTTAGGACAATTTGCAGAAGGCATCAGTGAATTAGCTGGTGTCGTCGCCTCCAACTATGCCCGGGAATATTCTATGGCGCTAGTTGAAGAGTGGGCGCAGATTATCATCGATGGTATCATGAATGGAGAGTTCAATCTTGAAGCTCTATCAGATGCAACGAAAGATAGGCGGGCCGCAAATCCTAATGCTTTAAATTATAGTACACCACTTGCAGAAACAGGATTGATGTTACAATCGTTAGTGTTCGAAATACATGTGGATCCAATGACAAAGTATCATACAATTGTAGTTGGATTTGAAGATGAAGTAGAAAATAGAACATCAAAATCAGTAGCTGAAATAGCTGCTATGCACGAATATGGTATAGGTGTACCAGCACGTCCGTTCTTCTATCAATCAATGACTAAGATTGGTTATAGAGAACATAGGATATTCAATAAAACATTTCAAGAAGCAAAGGTGCATTTAGCCCAAGGGTTCTCGCCACAAGGTATTACTAGAAGAGAGAACGCCGGTATTACACCAAATGCATTAGAACAAGGTATTCGAAGAGGTAAGAATAATACCTTAACGGAAAATAAAAAAGGAAAGATTATTCAAAACGGAACTCACTTTGAGTTTCAGTGGGTGAGTTAATGTTAGATCCGGATATCCAATATACTATATTTGACTTGATTCCAAATACATTTATTGATGGAACAGTCACTGCGACTAAATTAAATAACGTTTACGAAACTAATAAATATCCAGGAGTTACTGTAGCAGTACAGTTATTGGATTTCAACACACCATACTTTAGGTCAATTGACGATTATGGTGAATACAATGTAACCGATAACACAATAGACTATAAGGAATATCTAGAGGCAACTCTAAGATTAGTCGTTGGTGCTGAAGATGAAGAAGACACAATGGTCGACACATTTACATATGAAGATGGCACAGCAACTTATAGACTTACTGAACCAGTTACCGGAACAATTACAATCACAGACGGCACAACTACATTTGTAGAAGACACTGACTACGAAGTCGCTTCCAATGGAATAGACATTAATTGGTTAGGTGTTGATACGCCTGATGATGACACAGAATTTACAGTTACTTATGTAGCGATTAGACGAGCGAACTGGACAGTTGGTAAAGTCTTAAAAGATCTTAATACATGGGTAAAAGCTAATTTAGAAGCTACGATGATGGATTATGATATTTCGATTCCAAGACGTACGGATATAACTGATCTCTCCACGTTAATTGGCGAAGATGTCGTAGTTATTAAGGCGTTTAGTATTGGATTAGTTTATCCTGACACTTGGCAAGTTAACATGGGTGAAGCAAGTGCACCACTTGAATCAGTAGATGTTGACTTAGAAGATATTTCAATTACAATAAATTAATGGAGAATAAGAAATGGCATTTGTTAATGTAACAGTCGACGTATCTGAACTCGCTGGCGTTTCAATTAGAGACACTGGTACAGTCGGAATTGTTGGTGTAGGTACATCAGCTATGACTGAAGCCTTACTCGTAGGCTCACCTGCTGAAGTAGATGCATTATACGCAACTGATTGTGACCTTTCACTCGCAGCAAAACTGGCATTCCAGAACGGCGCAGCAAAGGTTTGGATCGTTGATATAGGAGACACAAAGACAACTACAACAGTTGGAACTGGGCTTGGTCTGTTAGCAGAAAAAGATATTCAGGTCGTCGTTGTAGCAAACACAGTAGAGACAGATACAGACGCATACGTTTCAGAAGAACTTCTGGATCACGTAAATGCAGCAGTCACAGAACGTATTGGTGTATTCATGCTTGACAGCGGAGAAGACGCTTCAACAGCACCATCAGCAGTAACTGGACTTCTGACTGCATCTGAAGACAGAGTATTCGGTATTGCACATAACTCAGACAACGATGTCGCAGCAGCAGTTGCAGGACTTATCGTGTCTATCAATCCATGGCAGTCACCAATCCTCAGAGGAATTTCTGGTATCACACAGACAGCAGAATTCACAACAGCACAGAGAACAGCGCTCGTAGCAGCACAGCTTAATCCAGTGATTGATCCACTGTATCTGGCAGGTTCAGGTCTTGCACTTGAGTCAGCATATACAATGGGAGCTGTAGCAGACGGAATTTATTTCCTTGACGTGCGTAGAACTATCGATGACATAGTATACAAACTTAAAGCAAACTTAACATCACCTACAGTAATTGGTGGGTTACAGATTAACAGAGTCGGTATGGCATCACTGATTAATAAGATCTCAGGTATCTTACAGGTTGCAGTAAATGCTGGCGAGTTTGAATCATTCACAATCAGTATTCCAGTAGCAAATGCACTGGCAAAAGACGCAGCATCAAGAAGCGCCGCAGAAGAGACACTGATTACGACAGCAAGAACTACAAGAAATGTTGATGTATCAATCAGCGTAGAATATGCAGGTTCAATCCACTCAATCGATGTTGATCTTAAGTTTACAGCATAAGGTGATTATAAATGGTTGATTACGAAGTTACAACAAGACTTGGAGTTAGATTCAGAACTGTAGATGGCGATGAAATGCCAATCACACCGATTGAGAATTTCTCACCTACATCTGATTTACCATTCGAGATTATAGACTCAATTGAGGAAGCGAACATTGGTGTCGCTGCTCAGAATGAAAGATTTACATTTGACTTTACCGTTAAGGGAGTTAATGCAGACGTAATGCGCGAGATGTATGCAACTGCAATTAACAGAGGAAGATTCTCAATCGGAATTGTTAATACAAAGCCAGATTTAGATCAGTGGACATTTGATGAGGTAGCATGGGAAGATTGTTACTTTACAAATGCAATACCTGTAGACATTACGAATGAAGGTGGCGTAGCTACAATGTCATTCAGTGGAATAGCACTTAAGACTGTTGCAACCAACCTTGGCAGCGACACAATCGATTCAAAGGCTGCAGTAAGCGAGTAAGCTTACTCACCTTTTTTTTTTAAATAATTTTTGGAGGAAACATTATGAAAACTTATTTTAACATTAACGAATTAATTCAGAAAGGAAAATCTGTTGTAAAGGAATATGAACTTCCTGCAGGAACAGTATACGTTAGACCGCTTACAGACTTAGAACTTAATGAAGCAGACGCACTTGCATTTGATGCAATTGACGACCAGACAACAAAGACATATATGATGAATGTCTCTGAGGATAAAGAGTCCGGCGAACTTCCAGAAGGCGTCATTATGGGAGAAATTCTAAAAGCTTCAACAGAAGTAAATGCGTCTATCGTATGTAAAGCTATGGAAGATTTTACTGACGCTGGCCTTACGGTAGATATGGTCAAGCAGCTTTCTGGCATTACCGCACTTGCAGATTTTGTACGTGAGATTAGTGGAGCTTCACCAGATTCAAAAGAATTGGTAGAAGACTTTCGCGAGTAGTCCACGCGGTAAACAGTTAGACTTTATATTAAATGGAGAAAGGTCGCACTATAAATTGACAGATGGGCCTTCTGACCTTACTCCATTACAGATTCTTTTCCTTGTAGCTTGTGCAGAAAATTATAAGGCCGAAATAGACAAGATGCGGAACGATGATCCCGCGAAAACTAATCCTTTATCTATTACTGCTACAGATACTCCTGAGCAGATGAAAAGGAAGATTACTTTAATGAAGGGTTTATATGGTAAATAAATTAGAGACTATTCTTGATGTTACAACTATAGTCAATGGCGTGGCTCTCAACAAAGCGGTGAGACAAGTAAATACTGCCATGTCAGGTTTACAAAAGCGTGAAGCTGGCCCAGGTAGACGCGTAACAAAAAGATCCAAAGCTTTTCGCGATGTAATGCAGCAGGGCTTAGATGTAGGTCGTGCTGCTCAGAATTTAAGAGAGCAAAGGGTAGTTGATAGAGCGCAAGTAGGACAGTGGAACGTACAAGGAATGCGAGGATTCGGTGCTGCTATGAAAGGCATGGAATCGAATGTTATGTCAAAAGCCTCAATGGAAAATAGCATGAAGGCTGCTGACAATATGTTTAGCGGTATGGAAGCTAAGCAGAAACAATATGAACGCTCGTTTGTTGCAAGTAATAAACGGATGAGCAATTATGCTGAAGACGCAGCAAAGCATCAAACCAATATGGTCAAGAAAGAGCAAGACCGTATGGCAGCAAATGCTAAAAAGAATTCACAAACTATTAAGAACGCATTCAGCGCAGCATTCAGTTTACACATCATCACTCAATTCGTAAGTCCATTTCTTAATCAAATCCAGATGATAATGAAACAAACTATTTCAGAGTTTGCAGAATTCGATAAGTACTATGCTGACTATATTGCTAAGTCAACAGATTTCACATCAACATTAAGTCGTTCAGATATCTTTGCGTTACAAGCTGGAAATGTTTACGGAATCAATGATGTAGCATCAGCAATGGAGCGTTTCAGTGCTTCTGGTATTGATGTTACAAAGAATACGAAAGCCGTAACAGATGTACTTCAAGTAGCAACTGTAGCTCAAATTGATTATAAGGATGCTTCAAATGCTGTTATTAAAACGATGGAAGCTTTCCACCTGAATGTCAATAAATCTACTATGATTGTAGATGCCATGACAGCAGCCGCAAACGCATCTACTGCTGAATTGAAAGACATGGTTGATTGGTTCGAGTTCGCAGCAGGTTCAGCATATCAAGCCGGTCTTGAAGTTCGTGATCTGTCTGCATACCTCGGTATACTTTCATCAGCAGGTCTTAAGAACGTAGGTACTTCATTCCGTCAGTTCCTGGTACAATTCCAGAAGGCTGATATTCGTGAGAAGTTTGCAACCAAATTTGGATTCGCAACTGAAGACTTCCGTGATATGAATAAAATCATTGAGACTATGCGTGGCTATGTCCAAGGTTCAAGTAATGCAACTGCAGCAGCAGAAGAACTTACTCAAATGCTTGGTGGTAAAGTCAATGCGATGCAAGCGCTGCAACAACTGTTGTTAGCCCAGCCCGCACTTTGGAATAGACTGCAAACTGCAGTAAATGAAACCGGAGTCACAGCTGAGTTATATAAGAATGCAACAGATAATGCCGCACATTCAATTGAGCGTATTCAGAATACTATTCAATCATTCTATGCGCAGATTGGTGGAGCATTCGCGCCTGTACTTAAACTAATTGCAAATGTGCTTGGTGCCGTTTCAACAGGACTAACTAATATGCCTGGTATATTTAAAATGGCGCTTGGGGCCGCAGTAGTATTAGCCGGAGCATTAACCGCACTTGGTATGACACTAGTAACACTTGTAAGTTTAATGGCTGTCATGCAGGGAGCAACTCAATTATTTGCTAGCGAAGAGTTTAATCTGAAGATATCAACACAGGCTCTTATCAATACATTTATTGAATTTAAGATGGTGCTCACTGGACATTCAGCAGTACTTAGACAAGCAGGTATGAGCACTGATGGTCTTACAGCAAAGAATGAAGCTCTAGCAGCATCAAATGCCGCGATTAATAAATCGGCTAAAGCGATGGCAGTTGGTATGGGAGTTGCTATGACTGCTATGATGGGATTCTCATATATTAGTAAGTTAGCAAGAGAAGATGCGTATGAACTTGCATATGCTGTCACCTTACTTACAGCAGCACTCGTAGGTCTACAAGTATTTAGTGGACTTGGTGGATTTACAGCACTTAAAGCTGGAAGCTACTTAGGAGCCGGAGCAGGTCTTGCCGCATTTGGTGGTGTAGCTGCATACGGAGGCTCTACAATTAATAGAGCGAGAATGGAAAACAATGCAGAAGCTGCTGCAGGTCGTATGACAACTGCAGGAAGTTCTGGATTAACAAATATTTATGTCGGAGATGTTCTAATAGAATCTGATGATGAACTTGGAACATTGATGGTAGAGAGATTCTCAGGAGAAGTTTAATGAATTCAATATATTATAACGACGATGATAATGTATTACATAAGATTCAGCGTAATGGCGGCCCAGCCATTACTGAACTTTCCTACGAAGATGAAGATGGCGATCTACATAGGTTTACTATACCAACAGTTCAAAATATTCAATTTTCGCAGAAAAGAACAGTCACAAGTCGTAATACTATTAGAGGAGAATCGCGTTCACAATTTGGAAATATATCTCCTGCATCAATATCATTCGATATTAAAATGAATGAGAATTTATTCAATGGACTTGAAGAATTAATTGTTGGTAATGAAATTGTTGTCAGAAGATTAACAACTGAAGAAGCTACCCAAGTGGCAGAATCTGATACAGTTGATATTTCAGAATTTGTTGAAGGTAATGGAACGAGCTTTACAATAGAGCAATTTATTCAAGCACTTGAATATATTAAAAATAATAATCGTATATTTACATTAACAACATCCAGCCCGCTCGATACATATTTAGATAATTTAGCGATGACTAATTTATCACTATCGCATGATAAAGATAGTAGAGAAATTGTCAATTGTTCAATTCAAGCGAAAATCGTTAAGTTCTCAGATATTGGTTGGGATATTATAGATTCGACTGAGCTTGCAGGATTATCATTCACATCAGAAGCTACTGATGATACTGATACTACATTATGGTATGACAGTGTGCAAACTGATGGTCAGATTAGATTTAATGATAATATATTAAGTAGTGGAGCTAGAATATTAACTAAAACGATTGGGCCTGAAAATAGTTTCGGTGTATTATTCAGAAAATACATAGAAGATTATGAAAAGAAATCAAGCAATCTTCACGAAGACCACGCTGACTATATTGAAGATACAGACGTTATTTCATTAACGATGCCTGGCACAAGTACTATTGGATTTAGATTTTGGTCTGCATACTACGGGAATTACGATGAAAGTGTAGATGCAAATGGCGATCCACTATGGTACACTGTGTCATTCCCAACTATAAATGTTGAAGTCACTCAACACGATAACGTTGAATGGAAACCTCAATTTAACTTTACTGGCGTTCCATTATTCACAGATGTCGACCCTGATAATGATATCTCATTAGTATCTTCATTATATAATGTATGGTATCAGTATGAAATGGATATTACAAATTCTGTAACTGAATATATTAAGAAAAAAGAAGTATTATCAGAAGTACGATCTGGAAATAAAGATTGGTTCAGTCACACTGATCCAGAACCAAGTTTAAGGAGCGGAAACTATCAAGTGTCACAGGATGCAGTTTCCTCACATGTATGGGCACGTAATTTAGCAGATATGTATTCTGTTAAAGTATACGCTAATATTAATGGTGGGAAACAACTAATTGCATCTGTACCTGTATCTGGTGATTATGAATTCTTTATTGGAAGATTAAATATCCATCCAGATTTTGATGCTGACTTTACTGGAAGAGGAAAAGAAAATAGAACTGAGGACGTTAAAGATGCTTGGGGATTTTCAGATCCAACAACTAAAGTAAATGTATTTATTGCAGGATGGATGCTCGGTGGATACATGAAGATATTTGCATTCTCAAGAGATATGTTAGGAAATCAGCGTAAGATTGTAAACACAGCAGGAGCTTAAATATGGTATTGGATTTTTGTGAGATTAAAGTAGAAATTATTCACGATATAATCGAGGAAGTTACATCAGTTGATGAGCCACCACAAGTAGACCAATACCAAACTTTAAAAATCGATAATGAAGTTGTAGATATCGAGTTAAAGTTATATGACCATATTGACTCTTCAACTGATACTTTTACACTCACATTGTGGAATCTACCAGATAATACTGTAATAGTCGAAGGAGATTATTTACAGTATAATTTTGGATGGTCTGGTGATTCTACATTATGGTCAGGTTGGCAATATGTACGAATAAATGATGTATCATATACAATCGATGGGATGAATACTAAATGGGAACTCAAAGGTGACCGTTTAGAAAGATATTTATTTACTAAATCTAAAATTACTAATCCTGATTATAAAAAGATAGGATCATTATCTGATTATTTTGCGTTAGTTTCAACATACGGATTTACAGATGTATACTGTCAAATTCCAGAATATACTGCAGATACAGAGTTCAGTAACTTTATCACAACAGAAGGTAAAACCGCATATGAAGTGGCGGATGAAATTATCGAGCTAATAAAAGATGAGACATCTAAACCTATTCGTATGAGAATACAGAACCAACAGAATTTGATATTTTATTCTGCTGATGAGGATTTTATTCAAGAAGATGTATATGTAAATACATTCGTAACTGATGAAGTTTTTAAGTTTAAAGATTCTACATCTAAAATAGAAGGGCAATTATATTATATATACTTTGAAATATTTGGAACACCTAAGGTTGAGGCCGGCGGTCTTATTCGATTTGATGAAGAAGTATATAAAGTCGAAGAAGTTACACATGAAATAACTATATCAAGCGGATACGAGATGAAAGTTTTAGCTTATAGAGCTATACCTGTATCAGAGGAAGAGGCATGAAACCAAGAAGTAAAGAAGCAGTCGTTACAGATATTAAAAAATCTATACAGTCGATGATTCGTAAAGTGTTCAATAATGAATTCTTTGGAACATATGAAGCTGTTATTGAAACTATTAATGAAGAATCTGCAGTAATAAGCGTTTCTGTACCAAGTTTAAATGATTTAACACTTGAGAATTGTCGTGTTATGACGCCATGTTTAAGTGATAGCTCATATATCATGCCAACTTTTAATGTAGGAGATAGAGTTATTATTACATGTAATAGCTTTAAATTAAAAAATCCTATTATTTTAGGACAAGTAAGAGCGCCATCTGAAGTTATTAATTTACAGAGTGATACAATCAGAATTCAAAACGGCGGATCGAGTATAAGTATAGATTCAGAGGGAGTTATAACTATTGCCGGCGGCGATATTATTATGACTGGAGATACAATAACTGCTGAAGGTGAAGACCTAACAAGCGATGATATAGGAGCAATGTGATGTCAATCTTATTAACAGATGATTTTGATTTTAATTATAACCCAGATACAAAGAATATTGAAATACTACATGGAGAGGAAAATCTGGAACAAAATATCCAAATCATTTTAAATACATTTGTTGGCGAGAATAAATTGTACCCAACATTTGGGACAAGATTACAGGATATATTAGGATACAATCCTTCTCCTAACTTTATTAAATATACAGTTAAACAAGCAATATTGAAAGATTCCAGATATAAGGAAGTCACAGATATTAAGGTTGTTAGGCAATCTGGAAAGTCTGTAAGTATTTCTGCAACAGTAAAGATAGCAACTTCTGGAGAATTATTACAAATTACAGGTGAGATAAATGGCTGATTATGGAGTCACAGAAACGGGGTTTGTTAAAAAAGATTATGCAGCAATACGTACAGATATTAATACTAGGTTGCAGCATTTATTCGGTGACGATATCGATTTGACACCGGGCAGTCCAATTAAGAATATAACAGATTTATTCACGGTTGAACTAGTTAGATTATGGACACAGTTAGAGGAAACATACAAGTCTGGATTTATTGAGACAGCATATGGGCAGTCACTTGATGAAATTGGTGCGCTTTTAAGTGTAGATAGACTTAGTGGAACTGTCGCAACAGGTGAAGTTACATTTAAACGTACAACACCATTGACAACCACACAGACTCGTGTTATTCCATCTGGAACAATTGTCTCAACATCTGATGCATATCCTGCATATTATGTCACTACAGAAACAGGATATTATGCGCAAAGGATTACAGATGAAACATATGCAGCGCAAGAATCTCCATTCACAATATTTTCCGTAGAAAATATTATTGGTGGTATAGAATCAATCACTGGTGATGATTTAAATGATTATACATCTGGCGCAACATATAATGGTCGTGAAATAACAACTGCAACTCAAGTTCCTGCAGGTGTCGAACTTACAATCGATTATTATCCGATTAGTATTACAATTCCTGTGCAAGCATCCGAACCTGGATCTGAAGGGAATGCAATCATAGGCGCAGTAAATATTTTAGTTTCAGATATTACATTTATACATTCAGTCCAAAATGAAACTGCTCTGACAGGAGGAGATGACCAAGAATCTGATTACTTCTATAGACAAAGAATTCAACAGACAGCCAATGCAATTGGTAACGCTACCGCTGAAGCTATTGAGTATAAGATTAGAAATGTTACTGGTGTAACAAATGTTATCGTTCAAGATTTCTATGCAGTTGAAGATACTGAAGTATTTTCATCAGTGGCATCTGGATCAACAAGTGTTACAGTATATGATACACCAATCTATACAGTCACAAGTGTAACTGGGGCAACAGATGGAGCACTGACTGTAACAGAGTTTGATGATTTCACAGGTGAGATAACATTCAGCCCGGCGCTAACTACAGATCAGGATGTTACTGTTGTTTACTACTGTGAAAATTATAATACAACATATGACACTGAAGTATTCTCAACTGTCACATCTGGATCAACAACTGTAACAGTAACAGACACACCAATTGATTCTATTGTTAGTGTGACTGGAGCAACCGATGGTGCGCTTACTGTTGATAGTTATGATGAGATATCTGGATTAATCACATTCAGTCCAGCACTTACTACCGACCAAGATGTAACTGTCGTATATTACTATAAGAATGCAAGTCCATTAGTGACTGGTTCTCAGGGTAAAATTAAGATATACATCAGCGGCGGAGTTGTAGGAGATGCTGATACAGAAGATACTATTGTTTATACAATAGAAACAACTCGTGCAGCAGGAGTTCAATCGATTGGTTATGATACAGATAGCTCATATGCAGAAGGCGATGATGATTCACCTTATTCATGGTTCTATCGTATACCAGAAGCCGAGATTGATGTTACAATAACACTGCTTTGGGATGAAGATTCTGATTTAACAGATTCAGAGAAAGATGAAGTTCAAGATGAAATTGAAACTGATATTACTGAGTTTATTAATAAACTTGGATTAGAAGATAAAATATGGAAAAATAAAATACTTCAAATTGCTATTAGTGGGCATGATGATATTGATACTGCGACACTAGATACATTTACTCTTGATGGTGACACTGCTACTGACCAAGGGCATGAAGAATATCTAGTAGGTAGCAATATTCAAATCCCTGCCGCAAATACAATTACAATAACAAGGTGATTAAATGTTAATGCATGAGTGGAAGACGGAAAATGATTTATCATACTGCGAATTGAATAATGTCACTTTCGATAGCTCCACCGGAAATATCACTTTAGATGATGATTCACTAACAGGGTCTTTAATTACAGAAGTTAAAGACTCTACTAAAAATTTTCATCATTATGGAGAATTTATTGCTGATATATCTACACCATTTGGTACTGATTTAGTATATTACTATAAAACGTCAGGTGACCCAGAGGATATGGGAGATTGGGTTGAACTTGAAGTAGGTGCTGCACGACATGAAAATTGTATGAGCTTATTTAATTATAGAGTAATGACTGATTACGATATTAATATTTTAATTTCAATATTAAAGGAAAATGAGTATCGTGATGGTCGCGATGTATATGGTAACTCATATATTGATTCAGCTATCGTTGGTGAGGCACGTGTAGGCTTAGCAGCCGACTATACTAATTATGCAACAGATGCATCTGTTTATGGAAATATGATTACGCTTGCATCTGATAATTTATTAGATGAGCATCAAGTAAATCTATTTGTAGCATATACAACAAAACATCCTGTGATAGAGGCTGATAATAGATATATCCAGTTTAAAGTTGAATTTGAAACCGATACTTTAACTGTTGTACCGTCAATTCGTAATATTGAGGCCCATTATACAACAAATATTAAAGATCGTGTGGATAGACAATTCCCAATGTTTTACAGGAGATTATAATGGAATCTAATAGAGAACGTATAATAGATGCTATTGCTTATGCATTCGAAGAGGTGTATGAGCAAACAGTTAAAGTTAGAGATGCACATAGACTTAATAGTGCGCGCGCTAATCATCTAGATACATTGGGCGGATTCATTAATGCTCCTAGACTAGATGGAGAGACTGATACCAACTATAGATTAAGACTTCAAGAATTAATATCTATTAAGACTGGTGCAGGTACAAAAGATTCTATTATCGAATACTTAGAAAATTATTTACTCTTAGAGTCTGATGATTTTCAAGTTATTGAAACTTCACCTTGCCATATCCAGATAAAATTAATTTCTGATTTACTTTCTAGGGAAGATGAAATAGAAGCAGCATTGTCTGGTGCGATTGCTGCAGGAATATATTACGAAATAGTTTATGAGGAAACCTATTGGGCAGATACTGATGCTGAATGGGATACAGATGACAGATGGAGATAAATAAATGACAACAGTTAACAATGCAACATTTCCTGGCCCAAATGGTGGGTCAGACTATATTGCTGGTACAATCATTGACAACGACCCTGTGAATGACGACTTTGATGATATTAAATATGATTTAGATTATCATGTCTCTGTACTCCAAGCAATTTATGACAAATTAGACACGATCGATACAGATGCTGATGTCAATCTTACAGCAGATGCAACTATCAGTTTAATCAACACAACTGGTACTGGACAAATTAATGCTGCAAGATTAGATATCTCACCAACAATTAGTTCAGCAATTACAACTGCTATTGAAACGCACAGAACTACAACTACAGATGCAAGTATGCATACACAGTCAAGTATTCAAAGTACAAAGCTTGCATACTCAAATACACCAACATCTTTGATTACAAGCCCAGTAAATCTATTAGATGAACTTAAGAATACCAGAGTAATGATTGATAGAATTATCGGTTCAACATATTGGACAGATACTCCATCAAAAACTATTGCTCAGCTTGCGTCTTACTTTAATGCAAGCGGTTATGCATACCCGCAGACTCACGGAAGCCAACACGTTACTGGCGGAACTGATGTAATTCCAAATGCTGTTGCAGGTGGAAATGCAGGTCTTATGACAGGTGCTCAAGTTACAAAGCTTAATGGAATTGAAGAGTATGCAACCGCTGATCAGTCAGCGGCCGAGATTCGTACACTTGTAGATTCTGCAACAGACTCAAATGTATTTACAGATGCATATAAGACAAAGGTAGATGGCATAGAGACGAATGCAACTGCGGATCAGACAGCTACAGAAATTCGTCAGCTTGTTGCAGATGCGACAGATTCGAATGTATTTACTGACGGATATAAGACAAAGCTCGATAACTTTAATACAGTAGATGGTTATTTAGCGGTTCCTGCTACTAGCACTACAAATAATGGAAAGATTCTTGTAGCTGGAGCAACCGCAGGATCTGCAGCATGGCAATCTATTAGTACTCAAGTATATCCGATTAGTACTAAAACAGGCAATTATACACTTACTACATCAGATTATACTATCTTATGCGATGCAACATCCAATGATATTACTATAAGATTGCCTGATGCATCTACAAACGTAGGAAAGATTTACCATATTAAACGTATGGATGCATCTTCAACATATGATGTAATTATAGATGCATATAGCACACAAACTATAGATGGCGAACTTACTTTAGACATTTCAGTACAATATGAAGCTATTACGATACAAGCTATATCAACAGGATGGGTGATTATTTAATGACATATTATCCAGAAGTGCATTGGGGAGATGGTAGCGATGGAGATGTAACAATCTCTGTCGATACCGATCTCGCAGGTGTAGTGAAACAATATAATAATTTGACGATCAATGCTGGTGTTAAACTATATGATAGCACAGGAGCATTACGTATTTATGTAAGAAATAAACTTACATTAAATGGTAATATTGACCAGTCAGGTCTTGGTGGAGCTGGCGGTGCAGGATCTGCCGGTGTATTTAGTCAGCACTATGGCGGCTCTTATTATGCAAGCCCTGGCGAAATTGGGTTAACTAAAGGTGGGACTGGTGCGGATGGTGTATATAATTACTATTCTGGAGGAGCACTTGATATTCTACACGGAGGAATAATAGATGATACTGCAGATTGGACATCATGGAATGCGTTTATTCTAAATCTTGACTACTTTAATCCAACTGTCACTGGTATCAATGCTGTAGGCGGCGGTGGAACTGGAGGAGGTGGAGGTAATACTAGCTTAGCGACTCCTCAATCCCCTGGTGGAGATGGTGGAGATGGCGGCGCCGGCGGAGGATTTGTATTTGTAGCTGCAAAGAAAATTGTAGGTTCTGGTATTATATCTGCTGCCGGTCTACCTGGTGAAGATGGAATGATTAGAGATTCTGCTGCTGGTGGCGGTGGCGGTGGCGGTGGTGGAGGTGTTGCGTTAGTATATTATAAATCATCTCCAGACAATACATTCACCGTTACAGCAGATGGAGGATCTGGTGGAGCAAATGGATCTACTGTTGCTACTGCAGGAACTAATGGTATTGCTGTTAGACGTAAATGGATAGGTGTAGCCTAATGGATGCAGATGGAATAATTAACTATTACAACTATTATTTAAGAAATGTTTATATTTTATCACACTACTATGAGATTAGATTTATTAGTGCATCAAAGTTAATTATTCCTAATCCGGAATGGGTTTCTAATAATTGGAAATCTATTCCTGATCCTGTGTTAAATGAATCTAATGTTATACATATATCTAAAAGTATTATTGAAAATGGAACGTATTGGATTTGTGTAGTTGACTCTAATAATAATGTTCTTGAAGGTCGACATAGAGTGACGGCGTTACAGTCTAGTAAAGATACATGTGATTATGTATTACCATGTGTAGTTATTGATGATTGGGATAATAGATTTGATATTAAACTCGATGAGCCTCGGATGTATTTTAATCCAATCTCATTTATGATAGATTATACTCCAGCGGAATCGCTACCTAATATGGCTGACTTAGAATTAGCTGATAATCCTAAAATTGTAAAATTATATTCTAATAATTATGGGCATTGGCTTAGTGAAATTATTTTATATGCGAATAGATTGAATAGATATATATATTTATATACTAAATATTCAAATCAACAGTTTGTAGGAGCATTGTATTTAAATGACCCTAAAATATTTTCGCTATTAAATTATAACATTAGATATAAGTATACAGGAAAATTTCAATAATCCACTTGAAACATATAGTGATGTGCTATCAGACGTGAGTACGACATATTATTTCTATCCAGAATATGATGGAAACTTCTTATTCAGATGTAGATTTGATTTGTCGGGTAATGCTACAACTGACCATATATATGTGACCGTAACAATTAACGGCGATGTTGTAGCTTACCAGGATGCTCGTGGTCTTGAATATTGGCAGATGCCATGGTTCGCAATGTTTGCTGCCAAAGCCGGTGATACTGTAGCATTCGCTTTACATCCAATGTCGTCTATGGACATTACAAGTATAGCAGTTTGTCCAGAGGTAAGCGCATAAATGGAAAAATTTGACAATGTGGATTTGGCTTAATCCACTGCTTTTTTTATTTTAGGAGGACTAATGTTACAAAAAATTAATGGATTCAAGGAGCTATATCCATGACAGTTAAAATATTTATGCCTGGGCGCCTCGCTAGCGCCCGTTGCCCACAGAAATTAATTGCACCAATCGGTGATACATGTCTGTGGGAAATAGCATGTAAAAGGGTAAAAGACATCAACGCAGATGTTTATGCGCTTACATGCGATAAAGAATTGATAGATATAGCAGAGGCCCATGGAGTCAATGTTATTGAAAGAGAATATGCCACTGCTCATGCAGATAGCCCTACTCAGTATGTATTTAAAGATATTACACAAATTGATGCTACTCATTTGATGTTCTTGAATCCATGTTTTGCATTCCTAAAAGCAGAAACAATTAATAAAATTGTAGAAGATTTTGAACTAAACGAGTATGATTATGCTACAAGCGTCAAACCATTCCATAATTTTGTATTTGATAAGAACACTAACCCTTTAACTCCAATAGATTACGCAGACATTAATACTAAGTTTGTTCGTGACTTATATGAAATGGCACATTGCTTCCATATATTTAACAAGCAAAACTTCTTTGAGGATGGTCAAATGTTAAAATCTGGCCATGCATTATATGAGATTAAAGGGTATGAGCTAATTGATGTAGATACACCTGAAGAACTTGATTATGTTCGATATCTATGGAGTAAGAAGCTTTAAATACTATGAGCGACATAGCGAAACATATATATACTAGGAGGCAAACCAATGTTAGATAATTTCACAATGTGTGAGGTAGAGATACATTCATTCTGTAATAGAAGATGTAGTTTCTGCCCAAATGCTCAGTATGAGCGCCCTTATGAAGAATTGAATAAAGAAGCATATTTAAATTTGGTCAAAGATTTATCAAATACAGGGTTTGAGGGCGCTGTAAGTTTTTCAAGATATAATGAACCGCTTGCAGATATCCCTTTGCTTACTGAGTATGTATCATTAGGAAAACATTATTTGCCTAACTGTGTATTCGTTACAAATACAAATGGCGATTTCTTACATCCAGATATATTTTATTCTGGTATTGATGAACTAAGTATTATGGATTATGATCATATAGGATTTAAAGAGTGTTTAGGTCATATGTTAAATAACTATATTCAAATTGACGCAGTGAATGGATATTATATTGCTGGGTCATTTGATAATGTACGTGTAAGATACGATTATGATTGGAGACAAGATATAATCGATAGAGCAGGTACAGTTGATATTAAAAATAAAGAGCTACGCAATCGACCGTGCACAGACCCATCTACATCAATACTTATTGATGTGAACGGTTCTGTGATGCCATGTTGTAATATGAGAAATGATTTACATCCAGAATATGTATTAGGCAATATAAATGATAATTCTATTATTGATATTCTATATTCTGAAAAGGCAGTTAGATTCAGAGAGGAGCTAGCTGCAGGGATATTACCAGAACCTTGCGAGTATTGTCAGAAAGAACCTGGCAGATACGTTGAAGGACATGAAGGGATATATCATGAAGTTCGTAATTGATATCGATGGGACTGTTTGCACTCAAGCAGAAGATGGAGATTACTCTAAAGCGCAACCGCTTTATGAGAATATACACGTTTATAATGCGCTATACGATGCCGGTCATACGATTTGGTATTATACAGCGCGAGGAACAGAAACTAAAAAGGATTGGAGAATGATCACTCAAGTGCAATTTAAAGCATGGGGAATTAAATACCATGAACTATTGTTTGGGAAACCAAGCGCAGACGTTTATATAGATGACCGTTCGGTACTTCCGTATGATGTCTATATAGCAGATTATGAATAATTGGAGGCACTTATGATAATTGGAGAAATTGGAATCAACCACAACGGTGATATTGACACCGCACTTAAACTTATTGATGTAGCAGTAGAGAACGAACTTGATGTTGTGAAGTTTCAGAAAAGAAGCCCGCGCATTTGTGTACCAAAAAAGCAGTGGCATGTTACAAAAGATACTCGATGGGGAGAGATGTCTTATATTGACTATAAAGAACGCATGGAGTTTGGAAAAGAAGAGTTTGATATAATTGATGCATACTGCGAAGAAGTAGGCATTGATTGGACTGCTAGCGTTTGGGATGATGAAAGCTTAAGGTTTATTATGGATTATGATATTCCATTCCTTAAGGTCGCAAGCCCGACGATTACTGATTACGATTTGCTCCATAAAATTGCAGATTATGATATACCAGTTATAATGTCTACTGGTATGAGTAATGAAGCTGAAATTAAAAATGCAGCTTACATGTTAGAAGATAATATCGCTTCTATACTATATTGTAAAAGCATCTATCCTACAATGGATGAAGATGTTCAGCTTATGGGTATTTATAGACTTCAGTCAATGTTCCCAGAAATTGAAATAGGATATAGTGGACATGAAATTGGGTACTTACCTAGTTTGATGGCTCGCATGTTAGGAGTTAATATATTTGAGAGGCATATTACCCTGGATACAGGAGCTATGGGTACTGATCACAAAATTAGTTTAGACCCTAAAATGTTGCAAGAATTTGTAACAGAACTAAATCGCATTGATATAATTATGGGTATGACATATGAAATTGATGTGTTAGAAAAGGAAGAACCATTTAAAAAGAAACTGAGAGGTTAATATGGCATATATTAAGAAAGATTGGGTGTCAGGCGAAATTATTGATGAGGCCGACCTTGATGCATTAGAAAATGCAATGGAAGATATTCACACTCGTGGAGATGCGCATATAGCTGATACGGATTTGCATTTATCAGCTAATGAGCGTTTGTCTATGAACGCTTCCACTGGTTCGCCTGATGAAAATAACAGGATTCTCGTATCTGACGATATGGGCGTTGCGAGTGGTCTTGCAACACTAGGTGTAGATACAATTATTACAATTTCACAACTTCCTCTGCCTCTTCAATCAATAACTGATGCAGGTAGCGGAATAATTATTACTGACGCAGAACGTACATCATTTACAAATCACGTTGCGGATATAACTACAAATCCACACGATGTCACTGCCGCTCAAGTTGGACTTGGGAACGTATTGAATGCAGAGCAACTTGTATCTACAGATTTAGAAGAAGTACTTACTGATGATATAACAAAGGTAGCATCAAGTGGTGGTGTATATAATTTTGTAGATGGTGAAATTACAACACATACAGCAATTGCAGATGCACATCACACAAATGCATATGATCCGACTGCGGATGAGAAGCTCGCTCTCAGCGGCTCCTATGGAAGTCCTAGTGCCTCAAACAAGTATCTCACTGAAGATGGTCTCGGAGTTGCCAACGGTGTGGCTTCCCTTGATGTAAATGGTGATGTACCGCTTGACCAGATACCTGATACTCTTACTGGCAAATCTGCTGATATGCTGGATGGTAAGCACCTGTGGAATGCCGGCTCAGGTGAACCGCTCGATGTAATCCCATGGATAGGTCTAGACAGTGTGATGGATGTGGGTAAGTATCTCGACTTCCACACAACTGACAGTGTTGCTGACTATGATATAAGGTTTCAGTGTTTAGATGCAGATACACTTAGGATAATAGGTGGCAACATCGATGTCGTTGGTAAGATATATGCTGATAAAGAAATAGTCATTAGTCCACAAGATGGTACAAGTGAAGGCGGTGAACTCGAACTTGAAGGTGCAGGAACGTATGATGATTGGGGAGTAGATGTATTCCAAGACCACCTGAGAATGTTCAATATTACTCAGGGAAACACTGTCATGAGGATTTACAATGACAAGGTGAAGTTATTTGCTGGTCCTCTCCAGATGAATGATGAGAATGTTGAGAACGTGAATATTCTTACCTTTGGTATAAGTTCTGCAGCACGCACTTGGAGTGAATATCTGGACTACACCCAATGTCTGTGTTTGAAGGCAACAGATAACAACAACTTCGGTGATTTCAGGTTCTACTCTGAAAAAACAGAGACATCCGAAGTTAAAGAAATGTTCCGTATCAATGGCGATGACAGTATCATTGAAGTCGGTGGCAATCGTATTACTGGAATGGGGACACCCACTGGAAGTTCTGATGCCACAACTAAAGCCTATGTTGATGGTCTATTTGTCAATTGTCAACAAGAAATTGATTCCGGATGGATAGAATGGAACCACAATTACAGTGTACCAACGAATAGTTCACTCCCTATAGTGAAGAGGGATGGGACAGAGTTCAGTACAACTGATGACCGAGAATTTATCGTATACGGTTATACCGTAGCAACCGGAGGCATCTCTGGAACCATCGCTCGATTTAAAGCAGACAATGGAGGTGTTTGGTCAGTAGATGAGATATATAACTACGGTAATGATGCTCAGAAGCCAACATTCATCATAGATACCAATGGCAAACCCGCTGTCCACCAGGGTTCAACTACTCATGGCTATACTATATCAGTGAAACATATCTCCACGAGTAATGGAAGTCGTATCTTCCAGCATATGGTCGATACTCTTACTGTTGCTGACAAGAACATTGCTGGCGGCATTGTGGAAATAGATGTTGATGGTAATATCAATGCGCAAGCACGCCAAGTCAAATTCAGCCCTGATAAGTACATCTATGAAGACCAGAACGATGGAGAAGCTATCAAGGTAAGAGTCCATACTGCTCAGGCAAGACCTTCATTCATTATCGAGGATGAAAATGGCACAGTAGTCCACGAACTCAAGGCAAATGCTGGCGGTGGAGCAACCTTTACAGGAACGGTTTCTGTTGGTGGACTTGATGTCGGCAGTCAGAAGATTACGAATGTTGCAGACCCAACAGATGCACAGGATGCTGCTACTAAGAATTATGTTGATACGCTGAAGGATACTATAGTGTCCAAGACTTCAGCATATACAGCTACTATAAACGATGATGTTATACTGTGTAATGGAACTTTCACAGTAACATTACCAGTAGCAAGCACAGCTACAGGATGTAAGCTCAATATCAAGAACATCGGAACAGGGACTATAACCATCGATGGTGATGGTTCAGAAACAATCGATGGAGCCACAACTGTAGACATAGCCACACAATACAACTCATTCACACTGGTTTGTGATGGGTCAGCATGGTATATAATTTGAGGTGAGATTATGACATATGTACAAGCTGCTGGAGGGGCCAGCACAGGAGATATAAAATCTATAGGGCATGATACTGTAGAGACCGGATGGTTGTTATGTGACGGCTCTGCCGTAAGCAGGACTACCTATGCGGAATTGTTCGCGGTTATAGGCACTGTTTGGGGGATAGGTGATGGTAGTACCACATTTAACTTACCAGATATGCAAGGGCGTGTACCTGTGGGTATTGGCGGTTCCGGTGTTACCAGTGTTGGCGATACTGGTGGAGAACAGACTCATATTTTGACTATTGCTGAGATGCCTAATCACAATCACACTACAACTATGAACCGTTATGCACTGTCTAATGGTACTGGTAGAGCATATGGTACAAGTGGTTCACAGTATGGTTCAGGTTCTCCAGCATCAAGTTATGTTGGTGGAGAACAGGCTCACAACAACATGCAACCATATGCCGGAGTTAAATGGGTGATAAAGACTTGATATTGAACTCGAGTATTATAGGGTCTCAAACTATTAACTCCTCCCACATAATAGATTATGTGGGAAATAACCTTCAGGGCAGCAATGATGTGTTTATTGAAGACACATTTCAGGGAATAAACGATATGGAGGTCCTGAAGGAAGTCCAAGGCAATAACGATGTCTTCATACAAGATATTATGGATGCTGCTAACGATATTGAGGTTCTGAAGGAGGTCCAAGGGGTTAACGATGTCTTCATTAACAACTCAGTGGTTGCCTACAATGACATACTGGTCCCGGCTGCAGAGATGCAAGATAAAGAAGATTATGCAAATGCAACCGGTGATTGGGAACTCATTGGATATACAGTCGATTGGGCAGAAAATATATGAGCTTGGGTTGCGCACCCCAAGCTTTATATAACTTGGAGACATATAATAACATAGAAACATTGAAGCCCTAAATTAAGGTACGGAAATAAAATGACAATCTATGTAGATACTCGCGAGCAATTGCCTTTTTCTTTAACTGAAGCATGGGAAGGAGTTGAAGTAGAAAGGATTACAATGCAGACAGCAGATTATACTAATGACAATGGATTACTCCTTGAGCGTAAATCTGTTCCTGATATTTGTAATTGCTGCGGTAAAGCAAAAAAGAGATTTATGGCGGAAGTCGAGCGTGGCTTCCACTACCTAATTATAGAAGGTGAATATGGCGATATAGCTAAACACCTTAAGTATAGACGAAGCAAGATGACTCCTCAGTATATCATGAGTGTTCTTAAGCGCTTACACTCTCATTATGGTGTTGAAGTTATCATGTGTAAAGACCGCGAAGAAGCAGCCGCGATAGCGCTGTACATTTTGCAAAATGGAGAATTATAAATGACAAGGAATGTTAGATTAGATGAAATTAAGTTAGCATTAACTGGAGATACAGATGCTGGCGAACTTAGTATGGCAGATATATTCAATGCACTTTATAATAGTAGCTTGAATACTATGAATGTTGTTGAGCAGGCGCCGCTGGATGCGCAAACGTTAAACAATAAAGTGTTTAACGCGGTTGTTGTGGATAGTACAAGTACACCAATTACTGTATTAGATAAGCGCGGGCTTACAATTTTAATGAAAGTTACCAGTGCTGCCGCCGGTGCAACATTTAAGGTACAAGCTACAGATATAGATGGTGGTGAATACGATTTAGGATTTATCGATTTGACTAGTACGTCAGCAGATAAAGTCGTGTCAAAAACACTAACAACTGGCAACTATGTATTTCATTTACCTGTCGGAGTAAAATTGCCGGAAATACAATTGGATTTAAGTTCTAGAATTGATGGTACTTTTACTGCATGGGTATTTGGAGGTGCATTATAATGACATTTACCATACTTGGAGACACTACTGTCGCTAACACTTCAGTAGAGAGCTTCGATACAGAAGGCGCGCAGACATGTGTAATTTATGGAATTACCGATGGCGCGATTGTAGACTTACACACATGTGTAGAGTATGCAAATGAATACTCTGACGCTCCTGTGAATGGAGACGATATTGAGGGTATATTTAAGCGCGTAGTTGCTGCATTAAGGTCTGAGCTTGCTCTGCTAGATGAGTTTGCTAAAAATACAAATAATGTATGGAGTACAGAGTTCTTGCTTGCTAATGAAGATGGGATGTTCAATATGGTTGATTTAATTGAATTTAAGATCGAGCAGTATGGAAGCGAAGAAGCTTGGTTAACTGCACTGAGATTTAATGCGGAGGCTTAAATGCCTCGCAATACTTTATCAGCCGAGGACTGTGTGTTCCGGTTGGATTACAGGGATAAGTTCAAACAGGCTTATCCGATGACATTCAATGATGTTGGATTATCTGATGATGGGTTTGAGACTGGAAGTGTGACTGCACCATTCTTTGAAGAACCTGTTTTCATGTATATTGAATATGATGATACTTATCTGGCTGAAGAATACCCGGATTCACAAAGTATTGTGACATATACAGATGGTGAAATTACTATTGATTGTTCTGTAAATGTTATTAAGTGTGTGGATATTTACAGTAGGATACTTACTGCTCACGAAATTGCTGATAGAAATAATAATGTGACTTTCCAGTTTTTGAATGATGTGCCTACTCCTACACAGCAGAAATATTTGGATTGGCAGAATAGTAGAGTAATTGGGAGGTCACGATAATGACACGGACACTTGAAGAATTACGTGAATATCTTGTTGGCGAATGGTTGTTCCAGAATGACTTTAGAGATACATCAGGTAATGATAACCATGGAGTGCCTATTGATGTTGAGTGGAAGCCGACTGAGAGAGGGATGAAACCATACTCTAATAACGGTGAGGTTTCAGCACCATTTCAAACACAAGAACTAAGTGAATTTACTATACATATTAATCACAAATCACCGTGGACACACTTTAAAGGTGTATTTTGGTGCGAAGATGATTCACAGCAAGATGGATTCCATTTAACAACCTACAATTCTGGTTCATCAATGAGATATAAACTACATCTATTTAAAGATGGTGTACATGACCAGATATGGTTTTCTGTTCCGTACAATGATGTTGATATAACAAAATTTAGAACATTTGACATTGTGTTTAAAAATGGTTCAATAAAGCACTATCTCAATGGTCAATTTATAGGTGAGCAAACATCAAATTTTAATTCAATAACAACACATAATGAAGCAGTTATTGGATTCGTTGATAGTTATAATACTGACACACGATTTTACTCCACAGCACTCACCGATGACGAAGTCCTCGCCCTCTACAACTCCACCAAACACGCCTACGGTGTAACACCAGCAGAGCGTTCATTCAGTCATGATGTCGGTAGTGTCCTCGGTACTGGTGAGAACACGGTATTTGCTACTGATATGCACACCAAGAATGCGGACGGTACTTTGGTTGATTTGTCAGGTAATAATAATCATGGAACTATCAATGGTGCAGTGAGAGCAGGTGGGTATTTCAAGAATGGGATGAGCTTTAATAAAACCTCTTTAAATAATATTTCTATTCCATCTGAAGCATTTAAATTTGGACAAAACGATATCATTGTTGAGATTTTATTCAACAGTGTATTTGATGGAATTGGTTCTATATTTAACACTGGCGCAACGAGTTCATCTGCTGTTGTCGAAGGAATTTGGATTTATGGTGTCGACACAACCATAAATACTATAATTCAGAGTAGTGTTGGTGGGACTAGAATATCATCAGGATTCAATGTATTTGTGCCTAATAAACTTACACACATGTTAGTACATTTTGATAGAGATGATAAATGCTACTTGTATCTGAATGGGGTCAAATATCCTGGAATGGATATCACATCTGAGAACGGTGATGTTGGAGTTGAAAGGTCCCCAACAATTGGTACATATTCGAGTTATGGATTTGATGGGGATATTTATGCTGTTAATGTTAACACATCTCTTAATTATGACCTGATTGATAGATTCAACAAACTCGCAGTCCTTCCACTTTACAGCCTTGACTTCTCCAAACACCCAAGCAACACCACCGTGTACGATGATTTCCTGCCGTACAGTAGTGCAAGGATAACTTCTGGTAGTTTCAAAGTGAACGATGACAAACTCGAATGTGTCACTGACGGACAGATAGTATTCAGGAATGCTCATGAGTTCGATGGTAGTGAGTATATCAAACTCACAATAGACGGAACTGTTTACGCTGGTACTGGAACAATCACTCAAGGAACAGTGACAGCAAGTATATCACAGGACAGCACCGCAATCACTGTCAACATGGCAGCAGGTGACGTATTGGATAAACTTGACATTCAGTTCAGGAAACCAGTAGATGACTAGACACGCCCGCGCGTAAATAAAAAAAAAGGAGTGAAAGAATTTATATTCTTCCACTCCTTTTTTTTATCCAAAAATGTCCGCAGCGCAGGGATAACTGTTTTCATATTAATCTACCTTCTCATAAGTTTCTGCGAATATTTCAGGTTCGCACGCATATATCTCACCGCGAACTCCCTGGATTATATAATGTCCATGTGGCGCATGCATCTGACCTTCTAATGTATTTATAAAGCAGTCGCCATCTGAACATGTAGTAATTATTTTTGCTGTCATTGCATCCATAAACCAATCTGGTAATGGTTCATCCATCATGAAGCGAACGGCTTCAATTTCTACTGGCTTCTTTCTATATTTCATCATAAACCTCCGGTTTATCCTCAATCGTCGTAATAATAATCAGACCTATCAAATCCATCATCATATCCATGTCCATATCCATCACGTTCTCCCAAATCATATGCGATTTGTAAGATTTTAATTAATGTAGGATTCATTACATCCCAAGTCATTGGGTGCAATTTATCCTTTTCTAATTCTTTATTTATTGCATCTTCTAATGAAAGATTAATGCAGCCATAAAGGACTATCCTATTGAGCATCTGCGAGTCCGTCATAATATCCCTTATCGTAAGCTACATCATGTACGATTTCTATAATGCGTTTAATTCTGGGATCACATGCATCAAAATCTACGCCATACATATCTTCTTCTGAAAGAGTTTCGTTAATGAATTGTTCAATGGGCATTACTATCCCATTGATATTCACTATGCGAATTGGCATCTTGCACAACTCTTCGAGTTCATCCAATTGCATCTTCTACACCCGCTGCATCTACACTTAGGCTTTCGCCAGCAAGTGCATCTGTTATTCCAATTATAAGCGCGCCAAAATATAAGTCGCGCATATCTTCATCTTGAAGCGCGGAATCGAATGTTTCCCACGCATCTTTTAATTGTTCACTCTTTGTCATCAGTATCTCTCCGAATATGGCTTCTTGAATATTTCATCAAAATTATATAGCGCCCAAAATGGACTATCGCCTTCTGCTTCTACATCTCCATACTTTGCTACCCATTTACCATCTTTTAATTTATGAAGTGATGGTTTAAAAATATAAGAGGGCCTGGCTAGTTGATCCATTTGCCCTAAAAACTTTTCAACATCCTTCCATGTTGCATAACTCATTTAATCCCACCATTCTCCTTCTCTCATGTATACTTCATATATATCATGAGCGAACATCGTCCGTTGCTGTGCCCTAATATGGCGGCGCTGCTTCTTCCTCAATTTTCTAGAGCGTTTAAAGAATGATACACGCTCCATAGCTTCTTCGTATCCTTTTATATAATCTTTACGTACGAAATAAAAAGGCAGGCGCTTAGACCGCCTCCATATCCGTTGTGTTCTTGACATTTATATCCCATTCCGTTGAAATATGTTTAAGTTCTACGCCCGCAAACCTCAGGAAATTCATGCCACTAAAGTCTGAGTTTATTTCATCATAAACTACTTTAGTAATACCAGCAGCCTTTATAGCTTTAGCGCAATTGAGACATGGCTGATATGTAATATACATTACTGCACATGGCACTGGCCCGCCAGATATTTGATTCAGTGCAGTTATTTCTGCGTGTATAGCGCCACATGTCTTACGATTACATGGACCGCAGAATTCTTTTGTTTTATTTGCTCCATAAGCAATTCTGTGTCCATCTTTCACAATCACAGCACCTACATGACGCTTTCCGCAATTAGAATTTTTTGCCGCCTCATATGCTAACCCCATCCAATATAAATCCATATTCATTCTCCAAAGTGATTTGCGACTAATGTTAAGTCCATAATGTTGACAATACCGTCGCCTGTTGCGTCAACACGTTCAGTTGTAACTGCGCCAAAGTTATTTGCGATTGCAGTTAAATCAACAATATTGATCTGTCTATCCATGTTAATATCATATTCCAGATATGCTGGCAGAACTGTAAGAGTGAATCCTTCAGTGACATCGAGCCATCCATCTCCAATGAAGAATTCGATGTAGTATTCTCCTTCGACTGGTTCATCCCATCGAAATGAATGGTCTGTCGCGTTAGCAACTGATCCCTCCGGTTGTGGTTCGCACCAAAATGTTTTTATCTCATCTCCGTCAGGGTCGGTTATATTTATATCCTGATAGAACTCTCCGCCGCCTTCTGTGATTGTTTGATCTGGTATATCCTCTACTATTGGCGCGGTGTCAATAAGTATCCATGCACCAGTAGTATTAATTGGCGTTTCATTCATATTCGAATCTATTAAAATAATATTTTCTAAATCTATAGAAACATATCCAGTTTTACCAGTCGATTTAAAACTAATAGTATTTATTGTTCCAGATTCAGTAAATGATTGCTCATTTAACAATGCACCAAATACAGTATTACCTTTATTACTTGTAAACGCATCTAACTCCATAAGTGCGCCAGGATTTATGCTAGTACACGTAATCATTGTCTCATCATATACTAAATCATACTGATACCCAGTGAACGGTTCTTCTAAAGTTAATCCTATATCTACCATAAATTCTTCATATGGCGTATATTCTTCTGCCGATACAACTGTTAACTCGTTGGCCATAGCCGTCCCGGAAAATAATATTAATATTAAACATACTAAAAATTTTCTCATATCTTTCCTATTCTTTGTCTTGTTTGTGTTGTTAATAAAAGTACACCATCAGGGAATATAATATCGTATCCATAATACCAATCGTATGAATACATGCCTTGACCAAACTGTTCTCCGGCCCATTCATTATACTCACGTACTGCATTCTCACCAATCATGACGCCTATTACTTCGGTGCCCCATTTCTCTGTATTACGCGTTCCATGAATAACTTCCACGGCATCTGCACATGGTACTATCATGTCATTGCGCATATATAAATCAATAGGCATAGATATTCTTTCTACCATCATTCCATATTGAAGTTGAGGTGTTCCTAAAATTTGTACATGGCTAAATCCATTCTCATACAATATAGAAGTACCTTCACGTATACTAGAAATATCTTTGAATAATAATTTCTTATTATGGCGCATTAGTTTATTTAATTTTATTTCTGTACAGACATCTGCTACCATTCTATGCACTCTATGTTTATGCTCCATACTATGTGAATCCACAGGTCTAGTCATTGTTACGCGGTGGCGTTCTGGTATTTGGGTATAATTAACGAATTCGTCGTTGTGACGAATCCATTCGCTATCAATCATCATTCTACGATGCTCCATAATTTCATAAATTGCTCAGGTCTAAGTTCAAATCCTGCAGCATTTGGATGCCCGCCGCCGCCGAATGATTCAGCGATTAAACGTACATCAACCTTTCCATTTGAACGCATGCTGCATCGAACAACACTATCGTCAGCAAACCACATCAATGCGCCATCATAATCATCCATCTTATAGACGTATTCGCCAGTGGCAGATATGTCATGATTTGTATTGATTAATCTGAATATCTTATCCCAAAGAACAATATTCTTTCCATTCGTAAAATTCTGTTCTATACGAACTTGCTTGGCTTCAAGAAGTGCTTCTCCTTTAGACATAATTTCTCCAAGCACTGCCATATCGTTCTTACGTAATAGACCTTGGAGTACAGCATTCTCTGGATCTTTGAATACAACGTTCATATATTCACAGATTGTTTTGGTTTCACTAAGTTCGAATTCCCACATATCCATGTCGCCAATGTATTGAACGACTAATGGTGCATCCAATCCTGAATAATATTTCCATGTAAGCTCGCAGCCCGCCATTTCTAAACTTCTAATTCCTGCGATTTTTGGCGAAAACCAAGCATCTGGTTGGCGCTCCATTGCGCTCTTGTGGTGGTCAATCCAAACTAAATGGTTTGCTTTCTCTGCCATTTTGTCCATGTCATTAAAACTAAAGTCGACTACAAAAACATTCTTGCCTTCTACGTCCTCATTTTTGTATTGGTATCCATAATCTACTGGGATAAATTTTGTGTATGGATATAAAAACTTAATGATAGCTGCAGAGCAGATACCGTCTAAGTCATTGTGGTGATAACATATGTAACTATTCATCTTCATTTATATCATCTTCTGGGTAAAGTAATTTAGTAATTGTAAGCTTTGGTATATTACCACGACTATATGTAAACATAATATCAGTAATACCATATTTTATTGCACCATCTATCACTAAAGTTGGCACACCATCTCTTACAAGAATTTGCATATCGTATGGTATTTGATCTTCTATACCAAGCATAGTCAGGTCTTTATTATCTACTGACGTTAATCTACCTTCGTCATCTTCTAATACAGAACCTTCTGCACCATATCTAACAATTGTTGCCTTTCCAGTTCTATTATGCCACACTCTATCTCCAAATTTAAATGTGGTCTTCATATCCGTAGTATTCAGTTTCGTCATAATCTTCCACCGCCCTTTCAAATTGTTCTTCTGTCATTCTAACACTATATACACCATGCCCTACATCTATTCCCATGATTGTAGCTTGCATCTCTTCTAATTTTCTCAGCGCTTTGAAATACTCCCGCTGATTAACATATGTATTAATACCAATATATAATGTATCTGTTTCATCGCCAGATGCTATTACCGCATCCCAATCAATATCTGCGAAGACCTTTCGCGCTTCGAATATTCTTTGCTTCACCATTATACATCACCTTAATTGTATCGAACATCTGCCAATATGCATGTGGAACTTTTTCACGTCTATTGGTTATTCGCATCACTTCTTCTTCCAGACCAAGCAATTGCTTCATTAACGCTCGCTGTCTAGGACTCATAAATAATGTATCGGGTTCAAATACAGACTCAACGAATGTCTCTATATTTTGCAAGTCTTCTATACTGGCTGTTTCTTTTCAAATAATTTATTTTGTACCATATGCATGTTCTCCTGCTAAGTATAATAAAGATATTATTGCAATTTCAATTATACCTTCACCTGTTTTACTATTATGATATATAGATTGATGTAATTCTGCCGGAATAAATATTGTCGTAGTTGTATCATCTAAATGTAAATGATGCTCATGTGAATTTTCAAACCATTTATTTAACGGTTCTGATGTATCAAATTGTCTACGAGCATCTCTTTCGATATGTCGTTTACGCCTACCATTATCAGTTTGTCTATATTCACGAATATATGAATTAATCTTATCTCTATTTTCAAGATTATATTGAACATGATATTCTAAAATTTTATCGCGATTATCTATATATTCAGATTTACGACACTCTTTGCATGTAGCACGTCTACCATGTAACCCTAATTTTTGTTTATGGAATGCGGAGAGCTCTAATTCTCTACCGCATTGTGTACATACTTTAGTTATTCTCTCAACTTGAGTTGTGACTTCGGCAGCCATACATCTTCGCCCCTGAGATTAATTAAATATGCTTTCTCAGTTTCACGTTCAACTTTAACAGTTAATGTATCTGTCAAAATTGATTTTTTCTTTGCCAACCATCCAGCTAATTCATAAATATCATCAGATCCTTCGAATTGGATTTCTACAAAATCTGGAGCAGGTGCCTCTAATACCTCAAGTTCTTCTTTACTAAATCCTAATTGTGCATTACATAAATTCTCATAGAAGCAATATCCGCGTCCAGCAAATTTTGCACCTTGGCAAGTACAGAATAAATTCTCTAAGTTATATCCTGATAGTGGTTGTATTTCTCCATGTATATTCATTGGATAATCTTCTATATTTTTAGATTCCGTTTTCTCTAAAAATTCTTCTACGAGAGTATCCATGCGCTCAGACAATTCATCTATATCATAGTTGTCTGCGATTACACATATTTCATTACCATACTTAATATAATTCAACATAAGGAATGATGCTTTAACACCAGTCATTTTATAATATGCCCACAGATACGCTTCTAACTGGAATAGATAATCTTTCTCTATACATGTCATCCCAAGCGGCATAAAGAAATCTGAATCTGGCACACGACCGGATTTTAATTTCGATGTTTTTAAATCTACTAATGCTATAGCATCGCCAATCTCAAATACTTGATCAATGAATCCTGTAAAATTATCTAGATTAATTTTCATTTCTCTAAACTTAGGTACACATGCTTTATATGCTTGTGAGAAGTTATTATTGTTATTGAACGTTACAGTCAAAATAGTTAAAAATTTATCAACGTATGTTCGTAACATTGCGAATGCATCTTCTTTTGCCATGTCTATTGCATCTGTATCGTCTACATACAATTCTTCAAATTGAAATTTAAACGCATCGTCCATTTTGCCGAAATTATTTAAGCGCGGCTCCTCATATACAGATTCAAATATTTCCGCAGCAATTTCAGGTAATCTAACTTCATAATTATTCTTATTAAATGAATGTGATGATGGAGTGATTGCTGAAAAATCTTCTATAACTGCATGTAAAAAACTACCCTTTATCAACGCTTCTGATTGCGGTTCTCTAATTTTTTCAATCCTTTGGTAGTACCATTTTCTTGGGCACTTCATATATGTTTGTAACTGCGATACACTGGCTCTTCTCTTATATGCCATTTAACTCACTTCTTTTTCTGTAACTCTTCTGGGTATTTTTCTAACAATTCTCTAAGACGTTGGCGCTCAGTTTCTTCTGCGCTCTTCTTCTCACGCCTCTTGCGGTTCTCTTCTTGCTCTTTCTTACGAGCCTGGTATTGTTCAAACTCAATCCTAAATACCTCTTTCACATTTGGCATGAATAAGTATTTAAGATTTAATACAAGTGTATTATTGTCATTCCACTTATCATAGTAATTGCACCAGAACTTTCCGTCTTCTATATAGAACTCCGGATCAATTAATACTGTATCCCATCCACGTATTTCATTGTAGAAGCGAGTGACTTCGATAACCCTCTTGAGAATCTTATCTTCAAGGTCGCAATATGTAAAGATATCATCTTGATTAATCATTAATACTTCACTCCATTGTCTTCCACACCTAATAACTCTTTAAGATCTTCTGTAACTACGAATAGATATTTTGTTGGAATATCAAAATGAGTCTCATCTCCATAATAATCGTGAGTCATTAGATGTATATATTCTTTTCCGATTGTGATTCTCTCACGCCACATATCTGCTTTCTCATCTTCTGGAAGTGTTGTAAGAAATACTTCACACACTTCTCTAGCTTTCTTTTCGATATCGCCATAACAATCCATTACGGCGTCGAACATTTCTTCATCAATAATCATTCATATCTCCTAGTTAACGCTGCTGGTTCTGCGCAAACTAATTTAGCTTTTACAAAATCATAGTTATATATATGTCCACTTACATTAGATTCTCTAAATAAAACAGGAGTCAACCCAGCCGGCTCTAATACTTCTCTATTGATATACTGCATTAGTGCAATATTATTGAATTGCCATGCAGAAAATAAATCATGAGACCTATAATGCATTGATATTTCTGCTTCGTTATTCCCTATATTTCTAATATTTGCAATTTGCCAACATGGAGGATTTTGTGAACCTAAATCCTCAAATTTATCCCACGTTACAACTTGAACACGTCTATTGAACGGTTCATCTAATAGATTATCATTTTTAATCTTTTGCAATTGTGAAAGTGTTCTACCCATGTATGTATATGTTTGAGAACCTTTTGATTTAATTGCTGCATCCGTACCATCTATAAACTGGTTTATATAAATATCTAATCCTAAATGTTGCGCGCCATGTTCATGAATGACACCATCTAACATTTGCTGTATTGCACATTCGCCAAGTTCAAAGATTACATATTCATCCTTTGTCATTACATTACGTTTTCCATCCGCCGGCATATCTCTTCCATATATCATAACTTTTCTAATAGCTTCAGCCCAAGCATTTGAGAAATCATTTCCCTTAATCGTAATCATTCTATTACCCCTTTAATTGTTACACCTAGGTATTCTTTAAAATACCAATTGAACGCAATATTATTTATTTCATCCATACCTTGCCATGTTTTGGAATTGTGATAAACTGATTTATGCAATTCACTAGGTATATAAATACCTATATCTTTATCTCCATTTAAATGTAAATGGTGATAATGTGAATCTGCAAATGGTACATTAATCGGATTATACCCCAAATCGCGTCGGCGTTTATACGAGTAATGGTTCACCATAGCCTGATATGTCGGATTCTTCTTATATATAGTTTTATAACTATATTTAAGCACCTTTTTTTCTGGTAGTGAACAATACCATTTATTATAACACGATCGACATACACGTACTCCATATACAGAGCGCCAATGATCAAGTGGATTATTCGTTCCACAATATCCACATATTTCATCCCCAGTAAGTCGTAACTTATTTACATATTTATATTCACCAACATACTCTAAGAATTTACCCCATGAACCGAAGTGTGCTCGATATGCAGTTTCAGATGGGAATCCTTCGGTCATATTCATCTCATCACGAGTTGGTATGTGGTCGAATATTTCGATGAATCTATAATATTCTGCAATTAAAAATTCTTTTGATAATTTTCGCATATTAACCCTCATCTAAATATTCATCTTCATATTCATATTCATCTTCATCGTCTATAGATTCAATTTCCTCTGGCTCATCAATTTCCATACCGAAGTCGAATAAACTTTTAGCCCCGCGATTCTTTGGGCATAAGTTACTTAAACTTAACCGTTCAAGAGCTTTATCAACTTCTTCCACATAATAGTCAATATCTATATTGGGAATATCTTCGAGTTTGTCAAATATAGTGACTAGCTGATATTTTGACAGCCCGCGTTTCTTTTCTTGTTTGCTAAGTTTGATTTTAACATATGTCAATTTGGTTGGTTCTTTAAGTTCGACATTAAAACGCTCTTCGTATTGCTTAATTAATTGCATTCCTAACTCATTTGGATTTTTATAATCACGTTTGAGTTTTACATTACGACCAAATGTAATCATGTCTAATGTCCAATTATCCTTTTCATAATAGGTGTCTACATCACGTGTAGTCACCTTATCGTCAAGCATTTTATATCCTATCTCATTTATCACATTAGAGTATAATGGTAATTTAGCACTGCCTTTAAGTCCACCGCCATGAATAGTTAATTTCTTTTCGCCCGTAACTTTATCTGGATAGTGTAATAAAAGGTAATGTTTTTCTGCACCAGGTTGGAAGTATGCCGCTTCAAACGTGGAATTTTCTAACCAGATATATGATGTATCACAAAAGTATGTATCTTTAATCCACTGTTCTAACCACTTGTGTGTGGTATCCAAATCCGGGCCATTTGTAAGATATAGACCATCAGTATTGATTGCAATAACATTGTTATTACCATCGCTATCCATAAAGTCTTTTACTGCCTGTAGAATATATCTACCGGAGCCGGTGATTGCTATATATGATGCAAGCGAACCAAATCTTGCATATTTTTGACCGAAAAATCCTGTGAGACTATTGATAATTACTTTCAAGTTCAACTGGTTAACATCTGCATCTGCCCATTCTGGACTGTCTTCCTTTACAGTCTTCATAAACTTCTTTAGCTTTGCCCTGTCTTCCATCATCTCTGCTACGAAGTCAGCCGCAATTCCACGCTTATTCATGTCTATATCAATGATAATCTGGCACTTAGCCACTTCATCAGGTATAGATAACCTAAGATGATTATCATCCGTCATATAAGCCTTATATGGCTTAAGCTCAGGCTCTGTGCCGAGAATTGTTGTCGTAGTGGGACAAAGGTTCAGTTGTCTGATAAGATTCGGATAGAAACTAGTAAAGTCAACATCACGAACGCCGCCTTTGAATAATCCCCATCTATATGTCTTCACTAATGCACCTTGCTTTCCTGCACTTAATACAGGATGAGCTTCTCCTACTGTCTTGTCACCAATGATATTAAGGCGACCAAATTTACGAGCGAAGATAATTGAACCAGTATATGATGGTGTCATATGGATAACTGAGTCCAATGATACCTGCAGATCTTCCGCTTGTTTGATAAGCGCCGGCAGATAAATCTTTCTCAAATGTGTAGTACAACGAATATCAGACTCAAGATAATTATACAACTGTTCTGTATTCACGATGGATCTCATGTTACTCATGATTTCCTTTGGTTCTTTGATTACGTTTGGACACTTGTAAATCTTTGCGATAGTCTTCATGTCATAGTGCTTTGGTGATTCGAAGAATAAATTCTGGTCTTTAATCTTTTGACCGTCTTTAACGCTTCTAATCATGATATCGTAGTGTATGCGGCCTCCGATTCTAGTTTCCTTCAAGATTCCGTCTTTATCTTCAATATGCATGATTTCTGAACCATCTCTTGACATGCGTGCTGGATCAAGCCTATTGATTCTCATACGCTCACATAAGTATGGGAAATCGAAACGTGTTCCATTGTATGTTACTATGATATCTGGATCAAGTTCTTTAATCCTGCGCACCATCTGTTTTAAGATAAGATGATCGTTATTGAATGATTCAGCCATCATAATTTCGATTGGCTCATCATTTAACTGCATACCAATTGCAATTACTGCATTCTCCTTAGCATTAGGGAATGTCTGGAATGAATCTGTTTCAATATCAAGAGATAAGATTTTGAGTTCTTCATCGTTCGGATACTGCATTGCGAACTCAGGTTCGTCAATATATACACGGTCTAAAAACTTAACTCTGTCTTCCCATGTACCATTCTGTCCATACTGCCTTAAATCTTTCTCGTGTCTAAATTCACACTTCCAGATATTCCCTCTATAGTCCTTATCGTATAGGAGCTGTTTAGATACTTGTGTACAAGATGCTTGAAATATTTCCTCTGGAGAATATACATATGGTAAGATTGGTGCCTTAATGATTGTGGCTTTTGAATTAAACCAATATTTCATTACTTGTTTACCATCACGTACAAATGTTCGTGCGATCAATGGTACTTTCATTTCTTTTTCACTCCTACGATTACTATACTTAATAGTGCGCCAGCTATCATTGCTTGCACACCACCTATCAATGCTGCAAGTGCTGTTATTCCAATTACAATCGCATAATCACTTGCTGTTAATGGATCATTCATATTCTACCTCACATATATGTATCTACATATACAAGTAGAAGAAGTAGTACTGCTAACAGAACTAATGATGCCCATAATGGAAATGTCGCACCAATTATTCCACCGAGCGCGCCTCCTGCTATTGCTGGCCATATTCTCATAATAAACTCAACCTCTTTGTTACTTTGTCGATTAAGTCATCTCTCGCTGGCCCAATCGCAACTGCTGTCTTTGTGTTCTGATCAACTTCTGTAAGTCCCCAATCTTCTACCATAAATGTTGGAAGCTCGGCATCATGCGCTTTCGCACAGATGTTTATTAACTTCTGCTCTGAAGTTACTTTGACCACTACCTTTTTATGTCCAGTAGCCATCCAATTTTTTTGGTCTTCTTCCGATGCTTCTAAGTATGAATTCAGAGAAGCATGCGATCCTTGCGCAATCATCTTCCCTGGACTCATATCTAAATCAGTCCTTATCACTATCACTTGCTTCATCTTTAAACTCCCGTAAACTTCTGTCTATTAGTTCGTTCATAAATACATCACCGTATACACTTTCGAGTGTGACTTTATATGAACATCCATCTCCGGTTAAGTAATAACCGATTGGATCCATCTTCCATTTAATATTATTCATATTAAATATAAATGAGTGGTCATCATGTATTGCATATACATAGTGACCTTTAACTGCTATTATTTTCATTCTTTTACTTCCTAGTTACTATTATTCCTATCCATAATCCGAATATAATAGGAATCATTATTAATGAAGGAAATGCTGCAAATATAAACATTGCAAGCGGAAATATTATTATACATGTTATGTGTATTAGTTTGTTAAACATTCCCTACCTGTCCTGATTCTACTTTACGGCAACCTTTACATAAATCTCCACATTTTAAGAAGAACGTACATGGTGCATATGGATTACTCATGTGGTAATCTATTTTATAATCCAAGAATGACGTAGAGAATGGAGGCTTGCACAATTTATTAAATTCATATACGCGCTTTGTAAGTTCTTCTACACTTAGATTATCTGATCTAAGTTTCTGAATAATACCGGAAAGTGTTTCATCTCCATGGTGCCCTTGAATAGAGCCGGTGGACATTGCTCGCTCAAATGCTATACAATTTAATACACCAGCTCCTCGTGGAATTTCTGGATTCCAGATGTTACTAAGGATTGAGCCTTGAATCATTTCTTGCGGAGTTATTGCTTTTACACGCTCTTCTTCTGCGATGATGTCATCTAACTGTTTAAGGTATGCGGTTATTTCATAAGGAGCTTGTACTCTTTCAGGTATATATTCCTGAACGTTTTCCGATAAATTTATAATATCTTGTATTGTATACGATAAGAATTCATTTGGATTAATAAATGTGCAATATCTTCCTGTAGATTTATGTTTAGATCCAGGTATTCTAATAATTCTATTTAGGTCCCCAACTACACTAGAATCTAGTGTAGTAAATTTAGCTTCAGAATTCATCTCATCTACAAATCTACGTATAACTTTATCTGGATATCGAAGTTCTATTGGATCTATAAATATAAATCCATGAAATCCTTTTTTACCTGAAAATGTAATAGTTGGGATAATATTATGTCTAGCACACCATCTATACCATTTCTTCATATCGCGATGCGCATTAGATATATCATTTACATCGTCGAAATCGAATGGGATTCTGTCTATAACAGCATTTATTTTATCTACCTTTGGATTTATATACTCTGTAAATCCATACACAGTTAAATATACATTTATATATTTATTATCTTTTATAAATGTAAGTATATCTTCCGCATTGTTAGCGATAAAATACCCATTTGCGTTTGCACGCATCGGATTTCCTAATCCGCGAGGATATGTATTATTTGTAATATGATTAATTATTTGTACTAGTAATCTATCATCATACATTATAATCCTCCCAAATTTGTAACTTTCTTTTTAAGCAATAATCAAATACTTCTGAATCTGAATATAAATATTCGAAAATTTTATCAGTATCTTTTTTAGCAGCGTATTGTAATTGATATATATTTCCATTACCTATTCCTATAGAACCAGATTCTAAATTTAATATATGGTTTAATAAAGACTTTACTTGGTTACATATAAGTTTTGTTCCAGATAAATGAAATTTTAATGCCCCATATTTTAATAGAAATATACATCCATCCGCATCAAATAACCCTAATAATATATACTTGATTAAATTCAAGTCTAGTTTATCTAATGGAATAAACGCGCTATAGGTTTTATCAGTATTAAATCCTAAATTAATTAATGCATTGGCCCATTCTTGCGAACCTTGAGATATTCTATAAGCTAAATGATTATTTTTATCATAACATTTAATTAAATTAGTTTTAATATTTAAATTCTGTTTATAATTTAATAACCATTGCTTATCGATTTCTGATAGCTGAATACAGATATAATTATTACTTATCCATCCATCGCCTAATAGAAATCCAAAATAATACGCTTTCATTTTCGTATCTATATTGTTCCAATATTTATAATCTATACCATCATATATTCCAATATCAGTTAATATCATATATAATGGTTTATGAAATCGTTTATTATATAATGAATAATGTGGAAATCCGTATTTTGGCAATAAATCAGTTGGCTTTGGATTTCTACCTAATATAGTATTTGCTCTGATTAATTCCGATAATAAGAACTCATTTGATAATTTTTGTTTACCCATAGCTATTCCTCAAATATTTAATTTACAACCCCGCACTTATTACGCATAAATAAACATAAGTCGCCCGGTGAACCTATTCTATATCCGTTCTTGACTACATCATTAACAGTTATATATTCTAGCCCGGCTGTAATTACATCATAAAAGAATTGATGCGGTACAAGATAGATTGCGTGGCTACATCTAAACTCAATTGCGAGAATACCTAATCTATTTGTATCTCTAAGGAATCTATGATGTTTAAACACTTGCGATGGATTATCACCGCCGCCCTTTCGGTTCAGTCTATCCAAATAAATTTTATCATTCTTGAGCGCGTCTTCGAATATAGACTTACATTCTATTCCGACATACCCAGTATCAGCTCCATCAATGAGCATATCAATGATCTGGTCATCCGAATGTAATCTATAACACTTGCCCAACCTATTATTTACGCGCAGCCATTTGTTAATAGCCTTGCATAACTCTTCTTCAAACTTTAAGCCCGGGTCTTCTACTGCTTGCTTCTTATTCTTGCACTTTGCCATCGTCGTCACCTAATACGAACTTTATGATACATTCGATTTCATATGGTAAGAAATCTAAACCTCTTGGTTCTATTGAGTAATGTATCCCGTCTAGGTTATTTAACAGTTTCTTTAATCTTATTGCATCTTTCATTTTACTATCGTGAGCAGATTCACCTATCTGAATCACATAATATGGAAAGTCGCAATCTCTGAATGTTTGTATTTCCTCTATGAATCTTACATCTGGAACTAAGATATAATCTGCATCTCTATCTCTAGTATCTAATAATGCATTAACGAATATATCTGCACCGAAGTAATACTTCATGTCTTCCGCAAGATTTTCTAATGATATGCGGTCTGAGTTTTTAGTTAAATCGAAATGTTCTTTAGCTATTGATTTAAGCGGTTCAGCTAAGTGTTTAATTTCAACACGTTTACCTTGCTTACGAAGTTCTCGTGCAAGATACTTTGCAGTAGTAGATTTTCCAGCTCTTTCTAAGCCTATAAAGGCTATGATCGCAGTTATGCGACCACCGCCTTATAGAATCTTCCTAGTTTATGGTTCTGGCAATAAATTGCTTCCTTGCCGTCAAATATAGCAAGACCGTCATTGTCGTTAATTAATTGCAGGTATTCTACATCTGCTGTAAACTCAAGTCCATCTTGAGCTAAGTTAATTATCTGCGCGACTTTTGGAATAGCTTTCTCAGGAATAAAGATTGCTTCATCGTCCTGTGCTAAAATCATTCCAAGTCCTTGCTTTGCGTGTATATTAATTTCTGCTATCATACTGATCCCTTTGAGTACCAGACACCTGTAATAGTTGGAGGATAATCCAATGCTTGTCTATTTACCGGCGCTGAACAATTTTTTGATTTAAAATCGTCTACCATAAATGACTTGATGATATCGTTTAGTGCGGTATCAAATTCAAGTCCAAGAGAATTTCCATACTCTTCGACTAATACAACATTTATAGCATCTAAATTAACTGACTTCTCTACCATTCTAATTCACTCACTTTAATTACATATTGATTTGATGTTGCTAGCTTAATACCAAATGATTCATAATCATCGATTAAGTATCTCTCATCATACTTGCCGCATTTAATATAGTCGCATGTTTCAACAATGTCTTCCGGAATCTCATCGAATTCCAGTCTAGTAAATAATACGATTTCTTTGTTGGACTCATACTTTATTTCTTCTAGCAGTATAAGTAAAAGATTTGTGTTCTGCAATAGAGGTTCGCCGCCTACTATCCACACTTGTTTAATAATGTCTCCCGTTGGCGGTGCTAGCTTCGTTTTTAATTCAGGCATGAAATCATCTAATTTTTTGCCAATATTGAAGTTCCATAGTTCTTTATTATGGCATTTACTTCCGCAAGCGCCATCACATCCTGAAATATATATCTCTAATGCATTATGGTCTAAAGAGAATTGGGTCGCCGCTATTCTGATGTGCGACCCTCCTTTCCTCCATGCATTGCGTCCAATAACATACCACGTATTCCCTCTTTTGATAGCGTCGACTCATCATCTGCTAAAACTTTTAATAGCGGTGCAAAGTTTTCGTGTACACTAAACTCTCCTCGCTCAATTGCCTTAACTAGAATTCTAAACTCTCTCGCTACCATTTCACTCCCTCTTGAGTGATATCCATTGTATTCGTCTATTACGTCAATCAAATATTCCTTTAGTAGTTGCTTATCAAGCATACTCATTCCTCAGGTCTTTTAAAATCCAACTAATTACTGGAACAGTGAATCCGTTACCAATAGCTTTATATCTTTGCCCATTTGGAACGCCATCACACTTTGTGTATTCATCTTGGAGTCCTTGTAACCCCTCACACTCTATGGGTAATAATTTACGCATATATGGTTTAGCTATTTGATAAAAGTCATCTTGTCCTTTATATTCACATACAGCTGTTGGCGGAATAGATTTCCAAACCATTTGGCGCTGTGCATGATTGAAATAATCCTGTGTACATGCTCTAGAATATGTCGCTGTCACGCAATATGACTTCTGTCTTTCAGACCATCCGCTCTCTAAGATATCATTGAGCGCCGGCGATGTTTCAGGAAACTCCATATCAACTGTTAAGTTTGTCCAGTAATATCTTGAACGTAGCTGCGCTGTAAAATGTTTGGAATTAATAAGCACTGGCTCTACACCAAGCACTTCGCTAATTGCATCTCGATTAGCTGCGCTCATGCTTGCTACATTTTCAAGTAAAAAATATTTCGGATTAACCGCTTCTTTTATATCGACATATGAATAGAATAAACTACTCTCCGATCCAGCTAATCCTTCTCGATTTCGCTTGGCTATACTTAAATCTGTACACGGGCTACCGCCGACTAACAGATCTATTTCTGGTAAAACAGAAGTATCAATGTTTCTAACATCACCCAATTGTATATTGTCAGGCCAATTCATTTTAGAAATCTGCAGTGAAGATTCATCAATCTCACTAGCCATGTAAGTTATATCTTCGATTCCTAAATTATGGAGCGCCTGTCTCGCTCCGCTTATACCATCGAATAATGATAGTACATTCATTTATCTACCTCCATCACAAACGTACGTCTGTGTAAAATTCGTCGTGTCCACAATAAGGGCATGCTCCTTCTAGTGTCAGTTCATACGGCCTGACATTTTCATGGCACGCTTTACAAATCATGTTAGCGTGTCCTGCCCTATAATCCTGCACTATGAACTCAAGCATCCTAACAAGGTCTAACTCGGTTAGCCCTGCACTCAATGCTTCTTCTGTCTTTTCTCTTACGTTTATCATTCTACCCGTCGCTATATCTCCAAATAAATTTTCCGGCGGACTTGCGTCTACCTTTTAACACTTTTACTATATCTCCACTATCAATACCTAATTGATTAGATGCATTAATAATAGATGACCACGTTCTAATATAATTATTATTCATATCAAATTGATGTATAGATTTACATCCGCCGGATTTACGCTTTCTTAAACCTAATTTTATAGCATGAATTTTATTATATCTACTAGTGCACCATTCTAAATTATTTACATGGTTGTTAGTTTTTATACCATCAATATGATTAACTTCTAATAGATTGTTATTATTCGTAATGAAATGAGTTGCTACTAATCTATGTATTAAGAATTTTGTTATTTTACATGAAGGTTTGGATAAACTTACATATAAATATCCTTGCGAATGATTTTGAGGTTTTAAAATTAATTCGGTAGAGCGTTTAATACTTTTTACTCTACCTGTATTTGAGATTTTATAATGCCCCTCATAATCTATAATATCGACCCATATTTCACGCATTCAATTCACCATATAAAACTGTCTATTTGGATAATCTAATTCACGTCTTACCTTATGCCAGTTTTTAGTTGCAGTAAGGAATCCGACAACTCTTGTAAATTCATTAACAATTTCAGAGCCGCATATTGTACATACATTACCCTTCCCTACTGTTAAGTGACCTTCACTGCACTCCTGCAAGTTGTAGTTAATTGCCCAGTATATAACTCCGAGCTTGGCTGCTAAATCAATCAGCTCTTCAATCTTATCTGCCGTTACGCGCTTTTCAATATTGATGTGACAGATTGAACCGCCACTGAATACTTTATCAAACATACCGTTAAGTTTAAGTCTGTCAAGCATATCAGCGTTTACTGTGAGTGGAATAAACTGGTTTGAATACAAGTCAAACTCGTCCTGCACCTTCATCATCTTATCCTTCTCGGCCATTTTAATAGCCATATTTTCTGCCTATCTGTTACTTTCAGTCGGATAACCAACTTACTGACTTATTAAATATGATTGAATAATTATTTATTTCCGATTTAAGAAACTTTTTAAATTCATATGCGTTATAATTTATATCAGAATCAAACACTAATTTAAATGTAAAACCATTTTCTTTACAATATTTAATCGCATATTTACATTTAGCACGAAATTCATCTGCTAAGTGCGGTCTATATTGTAGAAATCTACTTGGTTTTATTTCTACTAATATAAATGAATTTATTAATAAATCCGGAACATAATTTCGCATATGACCATTTAGTTCATAAGGAATTCTAAATGGTTCACTTTCTAATGTTATAATAGAATCATCATGTTCATACTTGATTAGTACATATAATTCTAATAACGATCTAAATGTAAATTTAGTATTGAATTTAATTGAATTAAAGTATCCAACATATCCGTATCCATTATTTACTAACTCAGGATTATTTATATATGTATTTGATAATGAGTTAGAAATCTTACGTTTAGTTGAATCTGATACAGTTATACCTTTAGTTGGGCTAACTCTACCTTTTAAAGATTCGCTCATTTTTATACTTTGCGTTTTAGAAACTGGCGTATCGTATGCTCTGTTTCTTCGATTTACATTCTTAGCCGTTTTACAATTAGACGTTTTATATAACTTATTTGCAGCGTAATATGATATATGTAATATTGCTGCAATTTCTGCTATGCTTAAATAATATTCATCATAAAGTAATTTAAATATATTATCATTAGATAATACTTCAATTGGTATAATTATTTTGTTTACCTTAGCAAATGTGTTTACGATTATATTATCGTGTGTAATTTCAACATTGCCTATAATTTTACCATTAGAATTTTTAATATCATTGTACATTTAAATCACCATAAGCGGTGGAGCTCTTCATCTCCACTCTATATGTTACCATATAGTACAGACTGTCGCTTCTCATATATTTATATGAGCCTTCTCACTCAGTCGTTGCAACTGCACACCGCTATTGCGATTGCTTGTTGTGGGTTGTCCATGCATATAGCATTAGGAGTTTCCCAATTAATCAGAGAAGGTTTATAGTGCCCTAAATTTAAATAGGTCAAAGGCACTTGCTCTACATTGTGTAAGAACTTGAAGTGATTATCGTTCTTAATATTCTGGCTATTGATTGTGTCCATGATTCTGAATACTAATTGTTGCCCGTCATCTTCTAATACATCCTTACCTAAGAAATACAACGCTTCGTTAAGTCCGTTGATTCCTGTAGTTGAGTACTGCTTCTGAAGTTCGATGAATCCCATTTCATATAATGGATGGTTGCCATTCTCAATACGCTTCTGTACTAACTTCCTACGAGCGCTATTAATTCTAGCGGCAACATGTGTTAAATATCTTACACGTTCGCAGAATGCTTCGTCATCATTGTACTGAATAGCTGCTCTTGGAAGATTCAAACTTACTACTCCAATGCTGCCAACCTTTGTAGAGCCGCCGCCAATAGAGTTCATATAGCCGGGCATCTCTGTGATGTCGCTTCTAAGTCTACAGTTGTGAGTTCGAATTCCATTCGCAAGTAAGAAGTATGGCTCTGATTGGTTATCCATTTCAATACAATAAACCCATTCTTCATTGTATGCGACTTTATCAATCTTTGTGATTTCTTCACCATAGAACTTTCCATCTGGAAGATATCTGATGAGTTTATCTCCAACAACTAATCCATCAGTTCTTACATCATTCTCGTAGCAAATCATTGGCCACAGGTGATCTTCTGTTGCATTAATTATCTGCCCGCTCTCAGTTTCAATCTTATACATTGAGTGTCCTTTTGCTGGGATTCTGATAACCTTTCCCTTTGCATATACGCCAGGTTTCTTCTCAACCCACACTGCCTCAAGTTCTTTCTCATATAAGTTTCTTAGAGAAATGATTTCTTGCATTTGTGTAGCTCTATTTACATGAACGATTTGTTCTCCTCCAGCAAAGCAGCAGCTTGAAAGTGTTGTTGTCTTTCCGGTATAGAAATTCATGAATCCAAATTTAGTGCTCTTCTGAGCAATCATTTTCTTAAATTCAATATCGTTGACGTTAAAGTCTTCATCTACACTGAAACATGCCGATGTTACGGGAAAAGTGGCTGGTGTGCGTTCAAGCTCTTCATTCATGATATCTATATATACACGCTGAAGTTCTTTAACAATTTCTAAATCAGGATAACTTCCATCTGGGAAAAGGTAATCATCCTTTAAATTTTCAATGAATGCATCATCGAATACACTTACGTTAGTGTATGGACTCTGATTTGCTCGCATCGGTTGATTTACTGTATACACAAATGATGTGATTGTTTCTTTAATATATCTCCAACAATCTTCTTCAGATGCAAATGTAAAGTGAGCGTCGCTTTTTGTTTCTAAGATATTCTTAACGTAATAACTCATTACAATGAATAAGTCCGCGAGACCAGTTGCGCCTAAAGTGGAGTTTGCAGCAATTACAATAAATTGTTCAAGTTGAGACTTAAACGAATATAAATGCCGCGGCGGCATAGACTTAATCTTCTTTATCATCGGAAGACCTTTTGTCATAATATCATATGTGCTATAGTTCCAACAATAACTTTGACCGGCTCCAATGCCGTGCATGTCATGAATATAAATATCTCCTGTGAGATTCATCTCAACTACTTCATTAGCAAATGCTGTACCATAAGACTTTCTAAGTTCTTTCCATAACATGAAGTATGAATTGATTCTTTCGAAAGGTTTCTTTAACTCAATTGAGTACGAAATAACTGTGGCATCATCCACATTAGCGTTTGCATCTATACTCAAATCTGCAGTTGTTGCCTTTGCTCCAAAGAATTTTTTACTGAATTTTGATAAGTCAAGTTGTTCTCCGATACCATCCATATCAAATAGTTGCTTTGGATATTTAGAGCGTAAATGCATTAACAAATCATCGAACTCTTGATTATAGGTTACATTAATGTAAATAATTATCACCTGCTTATTAATTTAAATTTATTTTGCTTTCGTTTCAAACATATATTATTTAACGTGGCATGTTGATATAAAAATTTTGATATCAATTCAATATCCGATCGCTTACCCCATCTAACAACATATACATTTGAACCGGGTTTAAGATATACAGATTTGTTTGTAATATTTAAATATTTACTTAATAGATATTGTACACACTCACAAACATTTTTTGTACCAACTATATTAAACTCTAATGTTTGATATCCTTTTTTATCAGTACCTACGTAAATACATCCGTCAGCATCAAATAATCCTAATATTATAGCCGATGCTATTTCAGGTGATGTTATTAAATCCATAGGTAATGTAGCATTCGTAGACTTCCTAGGATATATACCATATTTAGATAAATCAGACTTCCATTGTTGTGAATTTTTATACATTACTACACTATCTGATGTTTTATATAACGAAGTATCCATGTTAAAATTATCATACGCGGTATTAATCCAATCGGTATCTACTTTAGATAATTTAATTGTAAATCTATTATATGATGATGCTATATTCCCGTCGCCAATTATAAATCCTAAATAATACCATTTTTCATACGTATCTAAATTACTCCAATACATATGATCGAATTCTGATTTTAATCCAGCGAGTATTAACGCGTTTGTGAATGATTTAAATCGTCGTTTATATGTGTTATATGACGGATATGGCGGACACATATCTAAGCAAACTGGTAATCTATTATGTTTAGTCGCAAACTGATTTAATACTTCAATCAGATATGCATCTGTATACTTATTCATGCCTATTACTCACTAACGGTGAGCGCGTCTTTCAAAGTAATTACATTACCGTCATACATAATTACCGGAAGTGTACGAATACCTGCCGCTGTTGCCAATTTTACAATTGCATCAGATGTCTCAAAATCCATTTCATCAAGCGATTCATACTCGAACTCTATTCCTTTGGCGGTCAAAGATTTCTTTACCATCTCACAGCTCCCGCATAATTTCTTTCCATATACTATAATCATTGTATTTCCTCTTTATTTCTTCTTTTCAATATCAGGAAATTCTACCTTCACTAAAAGCGACTCGAATTGTTTGTTTACTACTCTAATGATTTTGAGAATATCTTCGAGTAGCAAACCTTCATCCGTTTTCTTCGCGGCTTTAATGATCTCCGCTTCTAAGAGATTGTTGTATAGCGATTGAAGCGCAGAAATAATATTTCCACTATACCCAATGAAGTAAAACTTCGAGCCACGCTTTTGAAAGTTCACGAAACTTTCTTTAAAATAAGAAATACCAAACCCTTTGAATGGTTTGATAACAATAAATTCAGTCGCTTCCGGAATTAATACGAGATTATCATCGTAATCTTCGTCATCGTATTGTTTCTTTCTGCGTGCCATAATATTACTTTCCTGATGAACCGTGACCCTTTGCGCCACGATCTGTTTTCTTTGTTATTGCTTTAACTTCCGTGAAATTTGGTTTGAAGAATGGTATAAGTAATAGCTGTGCAATGTTGTCACCAGCTTCCACTTGATACGCAAACTGAGGATTGTGATTCATAAGATTGACCATTATCGGCCCAGTGTAATTAGGGTCAACAATGCCCGGCGCATTAAGCACCTGCATCATATAATCTTTAGCCATTCCAGAGCGAGTGCATATTAAACCCACTGCTCCATCTGGAATCCCCATTGCCATTTCACAAGAAATCATACGATTATGTTTTGGCGGAATCCTTACGCGCTGTGTTGCAAATAATGGTGTACCTGCATCACCGGCGTATGCCTCCAGATCTATTGGAAGAATTGAACTAGGATGTACCTTAGCGATGTCTACATCAATCACTACTGGCGCATCTGCTGGGCCTGGAGCTTTAGCTGCTACTTTCTTTGTAGTCTTCTTTGGCTTTGTTGCAGTTGTATCTCCAACCGTATTCATGTTAACTTCTTCACTTTCTGCCATACTTAATCTCCTCTTTTATTAATAATTTTCGCTTTAAACAAATTTGGGCTAATTCATCATTGCTATATAAGAAATCTAAAATTTTAATGACTTCTTGTTTATTCGCCCATTTAATTGTAGACGTAACTTCAGAATTATTATAAATACAACCATCCGAAGTATTTAAATATTTCTGCAATAACGTTCTAATGTCTAGACATACTTGATGTGTACCTACAAATGATACTAGAGTGTATGACTAATAATCCTAATAAGAATGCAGATGCCTTTGTGCTAGTATCTAAATATGATATTGGCAAACTACAATTCCATGACTTGCGAGGGATAATATTAAACTTAGATAAGTCGTTAACTATTTGCGCGGATGTTATTGCAAATATTTTTGCATTACGTTTTACATCATAGGATATAACATTTGATGAATTCAGTTTATTCTTAAATGTTTCTAGCCATACCTCATCTTGTGCATTTAATCCGACTGCTAATCGTTTATATGTGTTATCTGGAGATTGTGTTATAGACCCATCACCTATTAAAAATCCAACATAATACCACTTCTCTAATGAATTCATGTTTGAAAAGTAACTATCATTTAGTTGAGTTTTTAATTCTGCGGCATATAATGCGTTTAGCCAATTGCCAAATCGCTTACTATAACATCTCGCACTTGGATATGTATCTACTGCATCTAACTTAGCAGGTGTCGGCAATTCGCCAAATTCATCTACATAAGCATGAAGAAGAGTTATTAGCTCTTCTTCTGTATATCTAGGCATTATTAATGCTCCAATTTTAATTTAAAGCTCTATTACTCCATGAAATTCCATTCTAATTGAAAATAGGATTTCGTTCCATTCTTAGCCTTGATTGCTTCTGACTTTCCGATCCAAATCTTCTTTCCAACGAACTGCTCTTTGATTTCTCTGAATGCTTCGTCACCAGTTGTGAATGTCTCAATGCAGTTTCTACCGAAGACGTTTGTTTCTCCGACTAGCATTGAAAGTTCAGTTCCATCTGAATCGAGCATTCCAAGAAGTACATATGGGCCGTAGTCTGAAGTTCCGCATGATGCATCGATAAGTTCGACGCCAGTGATTCTCTGTCCTGCGTCTAACTTAATCTGCTCACGGTCTCCGCCGCCGCTTCCTTTTGACTGAACATCTGTACTCTTGTATGATTCTATTGCTACCATTTTAATTTACTCCTTTTAAGTTAATTCTCTTAGAACATAAGAGCATACATATATACGCTCTCATGTTTTATAAAGGTTGCGGTTGTGCCAGACTGAATAGCTTGCACATACCAAAAACGTTCCAAATGTAAGTAGTTGGAACACTACTGGTAAGGTTATAACTGCCGCAGCTGCAAACAAATATAGACCTACCCATGTCGTATTACTGATGACCCAGGATACTTGACCTAAGAATAATATTTTCTTATTATCTTTTCCTGAGCCATATCCATTCAGGATTGCTCCTGTTATTGACGATAATGTGGCCAATGCGATTAATAATGTGATTATCATGACTTGCTCTTAGACATGTCATAAATCTCATAATCAACTGTGTCGTCCCACACGTACATCTCAATCGAATATTCTTTCCCATCTTGTACTACATTGATTGCAGAGATAGAGTCTCCATCAATATTAATGCTTTTGATGGTTGCACCAACTAAAGTTGCAGTTGCGCGCTCTTCTATCTGTTGCACCTGTTCTAATTTCGAAAGGGCAGAACATTCAGAACACTGCCATCCGTATGGTGGGGCAATGTCGACTACTGTTGTGCGACCACAGCCACCATCACATGTCAATCTAAATCTTTTGCGTTCTATATGCTCAACAATTTCTTCGACTCGCATATGAATCACCAATCGCTTTGGTCTTCATAGAATGACATTATCTTTCCTGATTTGGTAAGTATAACAATTTCCTCGGCATCGCCGTAGAAGACATCTGCACCGATGATTGTTCCACCGATTATGTCTGCAGCGATTGCCTGGTCCTCGATATTCTGCATAATTCCATTGCAGCTAGGGCAATAGTCTTCAGGATTCTCAAGGGCAATATTGGACTTAAATTTCTGTCCGCATTCGCAGGTGTATACATACTTCTTGATTTTCAAGGTCATTTAAATCTCCTCCATAATTAAATTGAATATTGTGTCTATAGCTGAATCGTCACCTAATACATTCACGAATTCTATTCCATGCATGTCTAGTAATGCCTTCAACCTGTCGTATGTTGCATCTGACTCTTCTTCTGTTTGAGTCCTGCAGCCGTCGTTAATATATTCCTTATCGCGCTTCAACAGAATGAGTATATCATATCTGTGAGCATCCTTAAGAAACTCATGATATAGATCTG